AGCCTTCAAACTTGCCCGAGCTCATCTTGCCTAGTCCTTCAAAGCCTTTTCCTAATTCTCCGGCTTTAACTGGCTCATAACCCAACGCCATACGTTTGTCGATACTGTCGTAAGTATTGGTTGTTGACAACCAACACAAGTGCATTCCCGGAATAATGCCTGGGGAAAGTTCGGGCAACGCACTATTTGCCCACTTGTCTCTAAACGCATCAAGGCGTTCACGACGTGCAATGTCATCAGGAGCTGCAGTTACTGCACGCTCCATTACTTCTTGTGCTCGATCGGCTAAGCGATCATCTAAGTCACGTTTAATTCTTGTATTTGCCATTTTGATTATCCTTTATTTTGGCGGTCATACGAAGCGTACGCCCGGATCATTTTGTTTCGTTTTTCTACATCATCCCAAGCACCAGCGTCTTTAATTGCCTGAACACGTTCACGGGAAATTGTGATTGTTCCAGGTTTAGCGCTTGCTGTGTTTGCTACTCTGCTAGAGGCTGTTGGGCCTGCAGAACGCTTTGTTTCTCTGCCACCTTTATTTGTATATCGGTGTGGGAGACGAGATGATAAACGACTGTCTAACTCTTCCCAGTATTCGGAATCTGATGGATCCCAACCGTCTGAGGCAAGTTCTTGATCTATTACCTTGGCAATTCTACTATCTGTATCTCGAGCTTGTGGATCGTACCAAGAATTTTTCTTGAGCCACTTTTGTGCTTTTTTCTGCACTTCTTCTGCCATTTCATTTGGCACATTTTGTTTTGGTGCTTTAGCTTGCTCGAGCTGTTGTTTCTTATAATGCTGCACTTGCTGCAAACGTTGCTTAGCTTCTGTTAATTGCTCTAAATACTCAATTTGAGCTGCTGCGTCATTTTCTTGAGCAGCTTGCAACATTTTCATCTTAGCATATTCGATACGAGTTGCTTCGTCTTCAATAGACTTATCAATCTGCGCGAACTGATATGATGTTGCTACGTTTTCCATCGCTGCAATACGACGGGCTAAATCTTCGTTACGCTTTTCAAGTGCACTAATCTTGTTTCTTGCAGTTAAATCGCGTTGTTTAGCTAATTCTTTTTTTAGCTTACGTTCTTCTCTGCGTGCTTCGCGAATTTTTTCGCGTTCATCTTCATCATCGCTGTGTTCTTCAGCTGCCTCGTCGTCATCGCGCTCCTCATCGGTGCGATCATCCTTGGCTGCTTCTTTAGCATCACTTTCTTCGATTTCAATTTCAATATCTTCTGAAAGATCTACATTGGCTACAGCTGAGCCATCATCTAGTTCCTTAACAGGAACATCTTTTTCATTATCTGCCATATTTTTCTTTTCTACAAAAGTTAGTCTACAAACGCTTTCATTTTCTGCGCAGCCTCAAAGGACTTAATGCGAGAAATGACTTCACGTGCCTGAATCGTAATGAACACCACAGGGGCTCCATCATCATCTGGATTAACAACAAAACGATCACCACCGTACTTAATTGTTCTAACCAAATCGCCTTCTTTACACCACGGGCCTTCAATCCAAGGCTCAAGGTTATCTGGCGACTTATATGCTAGAGGGCCAATTTGGCGTACTTTAGCTACAGTCTCATTGAAACGTAACGTTTGTCTGGTCTCATCTACTAGTATGATGCCACCTTTGCTGGTAGATTTTTCACGTCTTAGTTGTACTAAAACACGATCTCCAGCAACTTCAATTCCGTGATCAATCTCAGGAAAACACTCTAGTTCTGATCTTGTATCCGGCTCGTCCCTACCATTTAAATCAAATGCCATCCGGCAATCTCCTATAACCTTTACAGGTCTTCTTCGTCCTCTCTTAAAATTTCATTTATAATGTCTTGTACAGCCTTAAAACCTTCAAATCTACCAACTAAACGCTGGTAATCCTCAAAGGAATTGACATTACTTCCTGCGGTAAGAGTTTCCGCCAATTTTGATTGTTCGTCTCTCGTACGAGAGATAATTTCTGATAAAAAGTCCTTCATACTCATAATAATACAAATATTATGAGTATTCCGCCCTAATTAATAGAAGTTTCCACCACCGATGTCGTTTAAATTCTTATCTGGACCAACTTTGCTGCTCTTAACTTTATTTTGGTTAAGAACTGCATTGTTTGCACGCTTAGAGCCAGAATTGCCTTTATCAATGGTTTTTTCGCCAGGGCCGCCAGCAAAGCCGGGGGTACCAGTCATTTTATAGGTCTTGCGAAAGCCTAATTCGCCGCCGTCTTGTGGGTTTTTTGCCATGTTACTGTCCTTCAGTAGGTGTTTGTGGTTGTGGTACTACTTGTTGCTGTAATGCTTGTTGATGCTGCTGTTCATTTTGCTGTAATGCGTGTGCATGAGCTAAACGGGCTTGATCTGCTTGTTGCTGTGCAGCAATTTGTTGTTGGACCTGTTGGGCCTGTTGCTGAAATGCCTGTTGCTGTACTTCCAACCCATGCTGCCTAATTTCCGTTTGGGCTTGATTAGAGGCTTCCAGAGCTGTTAAATTTTGTTCGTGAGCCATAGCCATTTGATCGGCTGTTAAACCAGCCTTAGCTTGAATAGAGGCAACTCGTTCGCGTGAGGCATTGTTAATGTCTGCCATGGCGATATTTGTCGCGTTTTTATTAGAGTCAATGGCTGTTTGAGTTTGGTATTTAGCCTGTAGTTCAGCAACTTTTTGTTGTAATTCAGCAACTTTAAGCTGGTAACTTTGCTTATCCTGTTGCATCTGAAGTTGCATTTTAGCTTGAGTTTCTTGAGTTTTGCGCTCTGTCTCAGCCATTTGAGTTTTAAGAATAACTTGGGCTGTTGGGTCTGATGCCATTACAGACTGCTGTTGAGCCTGTTGTGCTTGAGCAACTTTTTGTGCTAAACCTTGAATTTGTTGAACATATTGAGTCATGTTCATTTGGGAGTCTTGAGCTACCATTTTAGACGCAAGCGCCAACGCTTGTTGTGCTTCAAGGTCTAATGGTTTTTCTTGATGAAGCTCCAAGGTATCACGGCCACCAGCTGCTTGTGCTACATACGCACGCATAGACTGCAAATAGTGCAAGGTTAAATGTTGCTTAATATGCTCTAACGCATGTGGGGAGAATGTTGGTCCAATTACAGGATTACCGCCGTAAGCTGGATCATTTGCATAGTCTAAATGGATTTTGATATGAGCAATATGATCTTGATCTGGGTACGCCGCAGCCGGACGACCCATAGTCATAGAAACGTTTTCTAACGCTGGGTTAGATTCGTTAGCGCCTAATGGATTAGGCATAATTTCTTCAATGCCAGGTATCTTTAACTGTTCCATTACGCGACGGTAAACAGAACGCATGTCAAACAATCCTGGTTGGATTTGATTGCCCTGTGTTGCCATTTGCAACAACGCTTGATTTTGAGCTAAACGTTGTGTTTCAGAAAAAATGTTAGGATCTGAAACTGGGCGAATATCGCTGTTTTGTGCAAAGTCACGAACTTCAATCTCTGAACCAGATTGATTGTCCATGTCTTGCAAGTACCAATGATTGATACGAGAAATAATTGCAAGTGATTTAGCTTGGCTGCGATGCAGACGTGCATGAATGCTAGAGAATACTTTAGCGCCCTGTTCAATTAATGCCTGGGTTGTACCGACAGGCATATTGTTTGAAGCATCGCCAATTTTTTCTTCAGCAGTAGTAACTACGCCTTTTGCTGCATCTGTTAACCAACCAAGGAGGTTAAACAATACGCTTGAAGGAGGATTAAACGGCATTGGCATCGCAATTTTGCGAACATCGTCAACTCCGGGTGCGCCTTCAATTTCAACTACTTGCGTGGGTTCAATTCGATCAGACTGTCCACCAATGCGTCCACCTTTAAGTTTAAGCATTGTCTGGCTGTTGTTGATATGAGCAGCGTCAAGCAAAGCACGAAGAGAACCGGTAAGAGCAGCAGAAAGACCGCCAATGAGCTGAGGTAATCCAATAGCGTAAGCTCCACGCCAAGGGATGAACTTAAACTCAACGTACCAGTCCAATTTTTCCAGTTTCTCATCATTCGCTTCCCAGTTGCGGTATAGTGCTAATACTTTGCTTGTTGTTTCGTCAACTGTTAGAATGTACGGAGCTCTGCGACCTTCTGTTTCAGAATCATCATCCAATCGCATAAAACAAGTAATCTCATAAATACGACGTAATCCGTCAATATTTTTAGAAGGCTCTTCTTTGCCTTCAATTTTGTTATTTGCTTTTTGTGATTGGGTTTGATCGTTAAGTGACGCATCAGACGAGTAAGTGCTATCAATGTCTCGATAAATGCCGGTTTCAACACGTTGTAAAAATGTGTCTTCTGTAATGTCTTGTACTTCAGTTACACGTGGGGATGTGTAAAAGTTTGTGGACGCGTAAGGCAAAAGAATATTATCAATTGCAACCCATTCACAAGTTGGTCGTTTTTGCTCTATGTCAAAACGCCATTTTAAAAACTGTGAACCACCGAGTGGTAATTGAGTGAGCAATTGCTCCATCTCGTCACGGTACTCTGGAATCTGTTCTGATAATTGCCAGTTAAGAAACTCTACCTTACGAGCAGCTGCTTCTTCTTTAATATCGTTTGCTTCGCCCTTAATATTGGACTTCACAATTCCATCGGGTGGCAATAATTCTTTGGAGGATGACGCAGCGAAATCAACGCATGCCTCAGCCATAACAGGGTGGACGACTTTGGAGGCTCCGTCAAACGTGGCTCCCCCGGGCGCGTCCTTGCCGAGGCCAGTGCGACGCAAACCTTCTTCGTATTGTTTATCACGTTGTTTACGTGATTCTTGGTCTACATCAATATAGTCTAAATACTCAATTGCTAAAGATTGTAAAATACTTTCGTCAAGTATTTCAGCTAAGTTCGCGTAAAATTCTGGGTTTTCGTTTGGTGATTCTTTTGGTTTAAAGTTTACAACTACAGAACCATCATCTAATTCAATTACTTCTTCCTCAACTTCGCTTGGATCAAGACCCAAAGCATCCTCATACATCTGCATCTCTGCATCTTGTTCTTGAGCATCTTGGATATTTTCTTGTGTGTCAAGACCTGGCAAATTTGAACCAGTTTGAAGTGGGAATAAAGGATTTGCCATAAATTAGGGTTTTAATAACTTTTTAAGTTTTTCGTAACTAGAACTAACTAGTTTTTTGGCTGGTTTAAAAGCTGGAACGGCTGATAAAGCTCCTCCGGCAGTTGTTAATCCAGCTCCGAGATAATCTTTCTTTTTTAAATCTTCGTAAAGATTAAAAGGCATATCAGCAACACCTAGTGCACCTGTTACTGGATTTGCCATTTGAGCAGCTTGATAAATTGCATCTTGACCTTGGTGTCCACCAAAAATACGATCAGCTGCAGTCTGACCAAAAAGGTCAGCAAAATGTGCTTTAACGTAATTTGTCACAGGAGCGTCTGAAGATAAAAAGGGTGTTGCCTGCATTTTAGCTTCTGGGTTGTACTGTGGTTGGAATGTTGTTCCCATTACACCGCCGCCATCTGCAAATTTTTGTGGGATAACTCCACTAGCTATTAAAGCGGCAAGCATGTCTTGTGGAGACATGTTTGGCTGACCACCAGCTGCTAAATGCGGCGTTAACCCCGCCTCTTGCAACAGTTGCTGTTTAGGCGTTCTTAACATGCCGGGGGTCTGTGGCATGACACCTGCTTCTTCGAGCAGTTTTTCGTGGGGGGTTTTAAGATAATCCATTCTAATTATAATAATACAAAAAAATAAGCAAATCCGCCCTATTGGCTGTAAGGATTTGCAAATTTACGGTGGTCATTGTCCGCATAATCATAATCTCGTGCTGGCAAAGGATCTAGCTGTAACCATCCAGAATCCCTTAAAACACGTAAAGCTTGAGATAATGAGTCCACATAGTCATCGTGGCCACCCGCCTCTGGAAATGAGCAAACCTGGCGTAAAAAGCGTTTAGACCAATCTGCAAATTCCCCTTTTTTGGTGGGTTCTTCAGGAATAAACACTTTACCTTTGGCTACTAACGGCGCCACAATGTTAAGCCTTTGTACTTTATCTGCTCGTCCTGGGTTGTATCCTCTAACTTCGATTCCAGAACCTTGAAGTTCTTGGATTAGGGAAATACCAGCAGATTTATCTTCCATAAGTACTAAATCAGCCTTACGTCCTTTTCCAAAGTCATTATCAGCGCCATAGACAACTTCTTTATAGTCCTCAATCACTTTTCGGCGTAATTCTGGGTACGCTAGGTGGTTATCCCATGAGTCTAGCAAAATAACGCAGGTTCCAGCGTCTTCTCTATCAAATACTCCCCAAACAGTACAAGCTGTTGGGTCGTTCATAGTCTTTTCAGAAGTGGCTGGGTCATACGAAGCAATGACATATTCCAGATTAGGTGTGGGTTTATTTGCAGGCCACATACGAAATTGCTTACGTTTAATAATACCTGCCTGTTCCGGATCAAGAATCTCACCGTAAATCTCTTGGCGACCAATGTCGGTGCCATCGTAAGTCTCTAGCTGTTTAAAAAATGTTTCGGAAAGGTTCGCCCTATTGTCGTACGAGGACGCGTTGGCAACGTAGACGTCGCCCCCAACTTTGCCTTCGTTAAGGTCAACGATAAGCTCTTTTGGCTTTGGCGTTGTGGTGATGATTTGTTGAACACGAGGAAGTCTGGCGTCTCGCAGACGGAGGGTAAACTGTACGCCATCGTATGCTTCGTCAATATAGTCGAATGCACACAACTCGTCAAACCAAGCTCCATGGTACTGTTTACCACGATAGCGTTCTGGCTCGGAGGCAGGGATTCCTTGAATAAGGGATCCGTTTGTAAGGGTAATCTCAAAGAGGGACTTGTTGTAATCTCGGATAAGGCTCGCGGGTATGATATTGAGAAGACCGGAGTCTCCCTCGAAGCAAGTTGCACGGATATCATTAGAGGTTGGGGCGGTGACAAGCCAGCGTGTGTTGTCGTAATTCCAAGCCCTAATGCCAATCCAATGACTAGCAGTATGCGTCTTGCCAGATCCCCGGCCCGCAAGCATAAGGAATGTGTCATATTCGCCGCCTTGTGGTTCTTTTTGATGTGGGAGTGCCTGTATGGCCCATTTGATTTGCCATATTGCAGCGTCAAGCTGCTGCTGGGGCCAATGTTTGCGGGCATCCGCAAATTTTTTAAGTGTAAGTTCTTGTTCTTGGGTTAGCTGCATGGAATAAAGCCTTCTCCTACTAAGATAGTACTATCTTCACCGTCAGTCTCAATGTGAACGCAAGACTGTCCTGGAATGGGCGTAATACTGGTTATGTACCTTCTCGCGTGATGAACCTTTACAGGTGGCGAGATTTGATTTGGTAGCAATTTACTGCGGGATTTAAAAAATAATACATAATTCTTTTTATATTCGTCGCCGCGAATACGCGTTCTACAAGCAAGTGATTCAACCAGGCCTTGAATTAAGGTAATTGTGCCTAAATGTTTGCTAGTAATACGAAACTTATCTGTCTTTTCAGAATACTGCCTGTTTTTTGCGCACAATATTCCAGATAAAAGCTCGACTCTTTGCTCTTCTGATGCAAGAAGATAGTTATTTGGTATAGTCTTTGGGATATTTGGAATTAACTGCGACTCAATACTAGGAGTTATCTTAAAATCTCGTTCACCGTTGGGTTGCATTCTACCAAATTTTAACTTATAGCCATAATCTTTAAGTTTTGTTGTCACAAACTCAAAGACTTCTTTGGGGGCTGTTAGTCTGCTGTGTGCTCCACGGGCAAAAAACCAAAACCCAAATACAAACGGGGGTACCGGCAGATCTTGATGTGGTAGCTGCAAAGGTTTTGTTGTGGGTACTGAGTACAGTTTACTGTTTGTCTTGCTAACAAGCGAGGTTTCCAACAGATCTTGCACAGCAAAATGCTTTAATGGTCTGCGAAACTTATGGACACCTTTATATGTCTGCAAACGGTTACGGTATTTAGGGGTCTCACACATAAATCCCAAGTGTCTGTCCCCAGATGCTGTTAGGTAATCGTTAAACATTACCGCATAACAGTCATCTGCCCGGTATTCTTGTACCAGTTTAACCTTAACTAATTTTCCGTTTTGATTAAATACATAATCACCTGGCTTTAATTGGTAAGCATATTTCCAATAGTCAAGCGTTAGTATTTTCTCCATTGCTGTTATTGCCATAAAATGTATCGGCGACCCATCGGTCTAGCCAGCGCCCTAACGGCGCTCTTATCCTATTTTGTATTTGAATTGGGAGTTGCTGTATAACAAGCGGCTCAGAAGTAATACTAAGACGAAACTGCAAATACTTTTGAGTGTCTTGATCCAGTATTTCTGCCGGAACGTCAACCATTTCTAAAAAGTCTATGTTGCATACCAAAACTCGAAGGCCTACAAACTTTCCTTGCGCGTTTTCTAATGCTCCTTGAATTTGGTACACATATTTGCTCATAATTACAATAATGCAAAAATCAAAGACTTAGCGTCCCATTTTTAGAAATATACTCATTTGCTCCTAGGGTTGCTAGGGTTGCAAGGCTTATTTCCAGTTTTATCCAGACGCTTACGCTTTTTTTAAAAAATTTTAAAAAATAGTAAAAAGGGGTTACAACCCTAGCAACCCTAGGACCAAGTTTGTAAGTCATTGATTTTAAACAAAACAAATGACAATCATTCTCAATTAAAATCAAAAAACCCGCAGGAGTAAAGGAGTTGGTGGAAGTTATTGATTTGTAAGGAAATTTTACAAAAAAAATTTTTAGAAATTGACTTTTTGCAAAAAATCTGCGAGTTATAAAAGCTTGCGTTCTTTGGGGCCCCCGCCGACCCGCCTAGCATAGGACCCAAATTGGGTGTATCGGTCTATAAAAAGACCCCCCATTCCGCATTATGGTAATTCATTTCACTATGTGGTATGTGCCACACAGCCTAAGTGAGTACTTACTTACATAGCCACGCGCCCAAGCTCCAGCTCTTAGCACTCACTGGCATAGAGTGCTGATAATGGGGACAGAGTCAAGGCAACCAGCCACATAGGTTAGTAAGCACTAACATAGAGTGACGCGCCCACATAAGTTAGTAAGCACTTACTTCACACTGGCGCGGACTAATAACCTTACTGCCAGTGTGGGTATTATGGTGCAGTGCCACATAGGCTATTAGGGTAAACACCTATTGACGGATAGGAGGGGCGAGAAGGGGTCTAGGAGACGAGATGAGTAGAGATGAGGCTACCCCCTTAACTAGTGGACGATCTCTTGTCTTCCAGTTAACACGGGGCGCTCAGAGGCACGCGCACGCGAGGGGGCGAGGTGGGGGTGTGGCGTCATAATGGTTGAGTCGAGCTCCCACCATATCCCACAATCCCCCACAGTTTAGTCAAGTATTCAGATCGCCAGCAAACCCAATAGATATAAGGCTGAGAATATATTTGCATAAAGTTGTTGACATTGTTTCCAAAAGCTGGATAATAGATTCTGTTGTAACGCAGTACGCAAACCCAACCGCGATAAATAAGGGGGAGCTGGCAGAACCAGTGCTGTTATCCAACACAGCGTATGAGGTAGCGACGTGACGCGTCGCCTGATGAGACCAAGCGACAAGGTCGAAACCTAAAGGAGCTATACAATGACACGAGCTGAACTGATCCAAACAATCCTACGCAGTGAGCTGAGCCAGTGGCGTACCATGACTAAAGACCAACTACTCGAGTGCCTGCTGATGGAGCGCAGGGAAGTGCTTGACGAGCTGAGCCATGATACACTGACCTATATGTCGGCTGACATTGACGTTGCAGAGGTATGGGGGCAGGCAATTTAACAGGTCGAAACCGTGTTGACACGGTCTATACGTTAGGCGTATACTGATGAGACCAACATAGGAGGACTTATGATCAACGAACACCAAAAGAAAATAGCGTACGCTGAGGGCTATCACGCTGGCATGATCAGCGAGCAGTTTGACAATCCGTACGATGACTTTGAACTGCGCGTGCAGTTTAGCTACGGCTTTAGAACTGCAACTAACCGCGTCGATTCATTTTATAAACAACATAATCAGGAGTACGCATAATGCAAACGATCACAACTAAATACCTGCCAGCAACCAATAGCACTGGGACTCGCATCAAAGCTACCAGCTCCAGTGGTATCAGCATGACTTGTGCCTATGAATACGCCATGAGCGGTGAAGAGAACCACGAAGAGGTTGCCATGCGATTAGCTGAACGCCTTGAATGGGACTATGACTTTGCCGTGGGTGATATGCCCAATGGTTACGTATTCGTACCCGTTGATCACAGTCGCCTGCTGACAGTAAAGCATCGGATTGACAGCAAGAAAAACAATGCAACCCTTAACGTATGGAATAGCTAATATGAGCACAATGTACGAACCAATTGAGATTGAATACAAAAACCGTAAGCCGTCCAAGGCTGTCATTATGCGCACCTTGGCTGAGTACCTCAAGCAGGGTGCCAAGTCTTTTGACATTCGCTGGGGTGAGAACTGGATTGAGATTGACTGGCATCCAAACCAAGAACAATGGTACGGGCGTGGTTGGATCAAGGATATCAGCGGTGACGGCCTAGCCAATGAGCTCAACGAGATCCGTAAGCAGGCCATTAAAGAGATCCAGCAGTTTAAGAAAGACCATTTTCAATTTATCCATATTGGAGGGTAGCATGATCAGAGTACAGACTCGGGTGCAGGACGGCGCACTGTTATTTATCCAAGATGATGGATCTAAAGCTTTACATCCTGAGGATTTTGAGTATAATGGCAGGGAGTATTACTTTTTAGGCGGGTGTTATTATGACCTTGAGCCTGACTTGATTAAACATATTTGGAGAATAAAATGAGATCATTAAATTCAATCTGCCGTGCACGCGATGAGGCTCGTTACATCAGCCGTAGTTGGTCTAATCAATCCGCGCCTGACGTGGCTGGTTACGTACACTTTGACGAGCCAGTAAAGTCACCCGATGACATGATCGCTACATGGGTTAAGGGTGAGGATGGTTTGTTGCATAAGACCATGATCACACGCGCCCAGTTTGATGCAGATTTTCAAGCCATGTTGGCTAAGAATAGAGAGGAGGCATTAAAACCATGATTACAGCATATTTTAAAGACGACAAGGGGCAGACCCTTGTCATTGACGCGCCAACGTTCTCTAGCGCCTATCAACGCGCCCTAGAGCTGGACTTTTATGTGTATGACTATGACACTGAGGAGTGGGATAATGAATGATACTGTGGACGTTTTTATTGCTGATCCTGACGCACCATTCACCTGCCCGTATGATGGGGCGCGGACTGATGCAGTCAGTGATAATGGCGTGGTGTATAAAGAGCGATGCCTGCACTGTAAACAACTGATCTATTTTGAGTTTGACGAAGAGGGGGTAGAATAATGAAAACGACATACTACTACGGCAATATTGAGATGGGCAACTTTAGAGTCGGTGATGGTGAGCCAAGCCCACTGGCAATCCTCCATCGCATCAACCTAGTCAGGGAGTTTGAGACACCCGAGCAGGCATGGCAGTTTTATGTAGACTCTAACGGAGAGCACGAGTCATATATTTCTGTTGACTCTGTTGACGAGTTCGGTGTAAAATATGAGCTCGTATTTAAGAGGCACGCATAATGGTACTATTGGCGGTAATGGTAAGGGACAGCAAAACCAAGACAAACCATGAGCATGAATTTTTTGGCTATGATGCTAAAGAGGCACTCGAAGACGGAAAAGAAGAGCTTGATATATTGTATCCAAAGGGGTATACTATATCTATAACACAACAAAGGAAAATATTATGATTGACATTATCGACCAGTACGGATCAGTAAGCCAGCAAATTGCTGAATTAGAAGAGATCAAGTCCAAGCTCAAGGCAGAGCTTATCGCCCGGGGTGTTGGAACTTACGAGGGCTCACAATTCTTTGCCGAGGTGCAGGAGTATAACCGCGAAAATATCAGCGCGCCACTGGTACGCAAACTGAGCAATGACGAGTTTGTCAGATCAGTAACAACTGTCCAACACATCAAGGCGGTTGTGGTCAAACGGCTTGAGTTATGAGCCAGTACAGATACATACTTATTGACCAATTTGGAGGGGCGTGCAGGAAGTTTGTGTCTAAACTGGAAGCTACCCCTTACCTTACCGATGGAATGGTCTTAAAGGCACTACCACGTGCCCCAAAAGACAATCCATACCAAGTAGCATTAACCATATTACAGGAGGCATTGTTTTGAAGATCATCGGATTTCTTATCACGCTTGTATCAGTATTCTTAATCAGCGAGGGCAGTAACGAGCCCAGTGACTATCTATGGCTAGTCATTGGCATTCTGTTTTTGTACCCGCAAATCATCGGAAAGGTCTTTAATGGCAAGCAACAATAACGACATCAAAAGCGACTACCTAAAATCCCTGTACGGCATACCAACACTGTCAACCAAGGAGGAGCATAGACTCGCGCAGTTAATTGCAGAGGGGGATGATGATGCCTTGGAAAAGCTAGTCACCCATAATCTACGCTTTGTCCCGCACGTTGTCACTAAAATGCCAGCGTGGCAACATAGCAAGATGCCGATGGAGGATATTCTAGCCATCGGTAACGAGATGCTACTAATTGCCGCCAAACGCTGGAGACCGCACGCTAATGTACCATTCGCTGGGTACGCTCGCCCGTTTATTGAACGCGGTGTACGTAGGGAGCTGGACAATACTGCAAATATTATTCGACTGCCAGTGAACATTATGGAGGCATTAAAACGCATGAACTACAACGAGAGGGCACTGTTGCAGGTCTTAGGACGTAAGCCAACAGTTGAAGAGCTAGCGACTATACTGGGCACTACCACAAACAGGGTGCACCAGCTCAGGGGCTATATATCCCGTGAGCCGATTAGCCTAGACAATATTGAGAACGAAAAACATTTTGAGGAGAGTGAAGAATGACAATGCAAAAGGTAAAACTTACACCCAACAACTGGACGCCCGAGCAACAAAAAGCATACGCTCGTTTTATTACAGCACGCGATAAGGTAGGACTAGTACGTACAACTGGCTATGCCAAACGCAAATGGATCAGGACGGCTGACTATGACACAGTAGACATCGCGAACATGAACCACCCTATGTTTGCACTGAACGAGGACTGGCAGGAGTACAGGGAGGCATCACTTGCTTGGTGGGCGGTTGAGCCTGAGTTTAGAAAGAACGAGCGTATGAGCGCGATTCGTGGTGACTATGGTGCCAGTGATAGCTGGAACGAAGAGTCTCCTAGGGTACGTGACACTTATTCCATGTTAGAGGGAGATCTAGAATGAGAACAGTAATTCCAAGCGACGTGTACGATACCGAGGGTAATCTTATACGCATAGACTTTTACACCGAGGACGGTAAGTGCGAGATTGACGCATTGTGGGATCCATCCGACCCCCAGGACACAGAGCACCGTATTGCCTTTAGAAAGTGGGCGTACGACTTCATAGAGCGCAACAAGGACTATAAGGTGGTGGTATGATGGACGACTTTGACCCATGGTTTAAGCTTTTCCTATTATTGGTGGCTATATACTTTTTAGGGCATATAGGATTAGTTCTGATTGGTTTTTAGTTATTTGCTCCTAGGGTTGCTAGGGTTGCTAGGGTATAATTCCAGTTTATATACCCACACTTCGTTTTTATTTAAATTATTTAAAAGTAATAATAAGGCGTGCAACCCTAGCAACCCAAGCAGAAATGCTCTAAGTCCTTGATTTATATAGGGTACCTACCCGCAGGAGTAAAGGAGTTGGTGGAAGTTATTGATTTATATAGCTTTTTTATTTATTTTATATGGTGAAATGCCAACACACCATATTTTGCATTATTGTATCTGACTAGAAAGGATTACATGAGCGACACTAAACCTTATTGCCTACCAGTACAACTCTCCAACATTCCCATTGAGCTACGTAAAGTGGCACGCTGGGTGATGTGGTCTTTTGTACAGGTTGGCGACGGTGATAATAAGAGATGGGCTAAGATGCCACTCCAGACCAGTGGCAAGTCAGCCTCATCCACCAATCCAGCAACATGGACAGACTTTATCAGCGCCGAACAGGCGTATAACACCGACAAGTTTGACGGCATTGGCTTTGTGTTTAACGAGGACGATAATTTAGTAGGGATTGACCTTGACGATTGCTTTAATGGCACCGAGGGCGTTTTCATAAATGCTGCAATGCAGCAATTAGCCGACAAGGTAGACGGTTATATGGAGATCAGTCCATCGGGCACGGGTGTTAAGATATTCACCCGCTCAGAACCGTTTGCATCACACGCGGATCACTCAATTGGCTTTGAGGCTTACTCAAAGGGACGATTCTTTACCGTAACAGGTCAGCATATCTCAGGCACTATTCCGCAAGATGCGCAGGACTTGACCAGCATTATCCCTGAGCGCACCATGCGTGCGACAGGTGATGCGTTTGGTGACTACACGCCGCCGCTTGAGGACTATGATATTACCCGCGTTGAGAATGAGATCTTGGCGCATATTAACCCTGAGTGTGGCTACCATGAGTGGCTTAAGGTAGGCGCGATTCTACACCACCAGTTTCACGGTGACGTTGAGGCGTGTGAGGCATGGGATCGTTGGAGCGCAACAGGCTCGTCCTACACCTCAACAGGTGACTACTCGTGCGAGAATAAGTGGAGGACGTTTAAGGGATCGGGCGCGACACTGCGCTCACTCTTATTCCAAGTCAACCAACAGGCACGCACACAGGCGCTTGCACGTGGTGAGATTATCCTTGACAACGGCGCGATGAACCACGCCCGTACGTTCTTGGACAATTACTACACCAGCGAGGAGGGCTATAAGTTAGTGCACTACGCCGATGACTTTTACATCTACGTTGGCACTCACTACGAGGTGATTGAGGAGGCGACTATTCGTTCTAAGGTGTACGCCTTTTTGGACAAGTGTAAGAAGAGTGGCAAGCAGGGCGCGTTGGTGCCGTTTAACCCATCACCAGCGACGGTATCAGGCGCACTGGACGCGATTAAGTCTATCGTTCACTTGCCTAACCACCCGAACACCAAGCCACCGATTTGGCTAGAGGAGTATGCTGTATCTAAACCATCAGCCTCTAAGCTTGTCAGTCTTAGAAACGGTATCTTTCACCTAGAGGACTCTATACTGATCCCGCACTCACTGGGTTTCTTTACACAAAACTCATTGCCCTTTGAGTATGATCAGTCAGCGCAGTGCCCTACATGGATGGGCTTTTTGTCATCCGTATGGCCTGACGATCAGGAGTCGATTGACTGCTTGCAGGAAATGTTTGGCTATATTTTATCGGGAGATACGAGACAGCAAAAATTCTTTAACATTATCGGACCTCGCCGATCAGGCAAGGGGACAATCAACAAGGTGCTAGTCGCGCTGTTAGGTCAGCACAATACAGTGGCACCAGAACTAGGAGAACTCTGTGATACCTTTGGCCTACAACCTTGGCTTGGTAAGCTGCTCGCTAGTTTTACTGATGCAAGAGCACCTGAGAGAAATAGATCTGCTGTTGTATCTCAACTTTTGCGTATTGTTGGGGGTGATACCATTACTGTCAACAGGAAGAATAAAGAAAGCTGGAACGGCTATTTGCCTACTCGTCTGGTTATTTATTCTAACGAGGTGTTGCAGCTAACAGAGAACTCTAACGCGTTAACAGGTCGTATGGTTGTGTTAAAGATGACCAAGTCATTCTTTAACAAGGAGGACACCGACCTCGCGCACAAGTTAGAGCAGGAGTTAGGCGGCATCTTTAACTGGGCTATGGACGGACTCAAGCGTCGTATTGCTAGAGGCGGTCACTTTGTACAGCCAACATCAGGCAAGGAGTATCTTGACCTCATGGCTGAACTGGGCAACCCTATCGGCACTTTTGTTGAGGATGCACTGGAGTTTGACCCCAAGGCAATTGTCCGCAAGGAGGACGTGTTTGCCTGCTTTAAACACTGGGCGCTTAAGAAGTCAATGAGCCCGGGCACAGAGCAGGCATTCAAGCGCAGATTCTTAGCGGCAACTCAGGAAAACTACGTGATGGCTCAACAGGTGCAGATCAAGGGCGAGCGATCACAGGTCTACTTGGGTATTAGACTTAACGAGAAGGCACAGAAGTATGTTGACTCGATTGAGACTTTTGACGAGAGTGTATTTTGAAAAAGTTTAGATTTCCCCGTATCATCAAGCGCAAGCTTTTTAACACCATATTTGGTGGTGTTGGAAGGCGGCGTTTGATAACGGATTACTACAAGATACATGTAGTCAACCCACGTAAACGCCGAACCAAAATGCAAAAATTACGACGTTCGCATCAAGGTTGGCGTAACAGAATCTACGGCTCAATAACGGCGCAAAAGATTCGTAAAGTATTCGGTAGACGAAAACCAATAGCACAGTTTAGGAGATAGTATGGACTACAAAGATTTATCAGTAAGTGGATTTACATTTAGGTTTATTAAAGAGGATAATGAGTGGGTGTGTAAGATGCCAACGTGGTTGATTAACGCTGCAGAGGAAGTACTTAGCGCCGCTCATAGCAGAGAACAACGGCTACAGCAGCTATTAGACGAGGACAGAGAATGACTAACGAAAATCAAAAACCAGTGACCGATGAGTACCGCAACAACTGGGAACAAGTGTTTAAAAAAAGCAGCATCACAACTAAGACAGCCGAGTTGGAGGACTACCAAAAACTCGCACAAGAGATTTGGTTCAAAGACGGCTCATGCACAGGAGGAAAACCAGAATGAACGCACATGAACTAGCAGACTTAATTGACAGTGGGATATTCCCCGATGGCGCGTTAAAGTTAGCTACCAAAATGCTCCGCGACCAAGCCAACGAGATTGACAGTTTGCAACAACATTTTGACAAGGCGCTGGACTTTTTGACACGCCTTAACACCGGGGGAAGACAGTAATGCTCACTGTAAAGCAATACCTAGATATCTTTAAGTTCTCAAAGCTTGACGATCTAAAACACATCAAGCGCGTGTTGTTTATGTCACACAGCACCGAAGATCTAAAGAACCGTTATGACGCAGTAAAAATTGCACTGGGGGAAGAATGAATGATAGAGACTATTTTGCAGCCACCATTATGAGCGGTATCTGTGCTGGCGATTGGAAGCTAAACATCGAAGAGGGCAGCACTTGGGATGAAGTAGCAGCTAAGCGTTGCTACGAGATTGCCGATGCGATGATTAAACACCGTGACATTACAGAAGTCAACGAGGCAGACTTTGTACGCAACGCTAAGCTAAGAGACATTGCAGGCGAAGAGCTATGACCACCTTCACCACACAAGATCGGCAAGATGCGCAACGCACTCCGTTGACTGATGAGGAAGTATGGTTATTGATGGAAGAATACAATCTAAAATGGAGTGGCTATACTGATTTGGTTTTAAGGTTCGCCCGCGCCATCGAACGCGCCCACGGAATAGGAGAATAGGATGACTGAGTACGAATTTCTAGTGTCTGGTGACGCAGAAGAGTGGACTGAGGAAGAAAAGCAATTAGTCATCAAGCGCCACGAACAGCAAAAGAAAGAGTTTAATGAGCGTTGGAAGGGTATTGTGTTTGAAACAGTGGGCAATCACTTTGCCGTAAAGACAGGAGATAGCAATGATTAAAAATATATTGTTGATTTTTGCATTATTGTTATTACCACAAACAATTTGTCTCGCTGATGAAATGGCTGTTTCAGCCGCGCCGTTAGATAATCCTAGCGGTAGTCGGTGCAAGGTAGTGCTATCAGACTACCGTGCAGGCTCAGCAGCGCAGTATGTTGGTAGTTGTGGGTGGACAGGTCTTAATGGAACAGCAGCCTATGTGCAGGGTTGGAACCATTCAAACCACATTAAGGTAGTACGTGGTCAGTTTGTATCGGGGCGTGTTGATTCATTTGCCAAGGTGACATACATCAACAAGGTAAATAATGTTGTGCAAACATACGAGGAAAACAGCTATATGTCACGCAACTTTACAACATACCAACTAGGAGACCTATTAGCAGACGCGCATCAGTCCGGATTAAATTTTGACAACACAGTATCGGCCTACATTAAACTGGCGAACTATATTGACATAAGGGAATAAAATGAAAAAGATAATCGCAATAATTTCTGTATCAGGCTTAGCTGCCTGCTCATCAGCACCACCACAGCAAGTCTTTATGCAACCGACTAACGGGCAAAATGTGCCTATCACCTCAGTGGCAAACATTCCTGCCATTTCGTTTTTATACGATCCAGACGTCTCGCAAATGTCAAGAATACAGGTAATTGACGCTGTACGTACGTGTGAAGACTCAGGCCTAAGAGCATCGCCCGTTACCGCACGTCGCCGTATTACTGGACAAACATCTGATGTTGTTGTCGACATTCAGTGTCTACCACGTTACCGTTAAGGAGATAATATGATTAATGTTATTGTCGGGTTTTTACTTGGATTTTTCGTAGCCACAATGGGGCTCACTGGTGTTGCAAAAGCAATTGATGGTGTGATTGACAAAGTTAAAACAACTAGCATTACGATTGAATCAAAATGACTGAAATCGCGCTATCATTCTTCATCGGCTTTTTAATCGGCTTGGTTATGCGTCCAAAAGATAAAGACGTTCAGGAGGATTACGCACTGTACAATCGGCAGATCAAAGCGCACGAAGAAACCATTCAATACTACAAAGACCTATGCAAATGGCACGTTGAACAAAGGAGCTATCATGACCAAACTAAAGGTGGTTAAGCCAGCGATTAAAGAAAAGACTGGTAAAGTAATACCTGCCAAGTCAGTAAAAGAAAGCCACGATGACATCATCAAGCGTGAAGGTAAAGCAGCTAAGGGAGCTAAGCGTGAGTTTTTGTTGTCAGATAAGACCGTAGCCACCCGTACCAAAGCAGCCAAGGTGGCTAAAGAGGCTGGTGAAGTAAAGCATCCAGGTAAAAAGCTACACAGCCACGAGCTGCGTAAGGGATTAAAGAAATGACAAAAAGAAAACAAGTTGATGTAGAGTTTGTCCCTGGGTGGGCAGATGAGATGGAACTTAGCCAAGAAGAATACGACGCCCTAATAGACGGCATTAAACAACTAGTAGCCACAGGAGAGATCTTTGAAAACAGCACACCAATCGACGAACTGCCAGAAGAAGAGCAGCAAGAGATACTGGAACAAATTAGCAGAAAAAACACGCGTCACTAAGCTGCCATACTATATTGCGGACACTGGACACTTTGGCATTAAGATCAAGGTCTGTTTTTCTGACCCAGCATTTCAGCAGGCAGTCAAGGACTCTAAGATCACAACACGCCACCAATCCTTAGATGTTGGCTTGGCAGAGTCTCACTTTATTGAACAAGAGGGCACTACCTTTGCCATGTTAGCCATCGTGTTTAACTACGAGGAGATGGCAAAGTGTGATGCATTAGAGCGACTTGGTGTTATTTACCATGAGGTAAGCCACACAGTCACACACGTCTTTGCTTACATCGGCGAAGAAGAAACTAAAGTAGGCGATGAGTCACGCTCCTACCTTGGCGAACATATTTTTAAACAGGTGTTTAGCATCTACGCCACCGAGGAGGATAAGCGTGAACGTGCTGGAAAAAGAGATCGAGAAGCATTTAACAAACTTGGTGAAAAAGTCAAAGGGTCTAAGTTACAAGTGGATCAGCAGCGTGACCGGAGTCCCGGATCGTCTAGTATTTCTAAACCAAAGAGTGTATCTCGTGGAGCTAAAAACAGCGACGGGGAAATTGAGTCCGAGACAAGAACTGGTTTTTGACCAACTAGGCGAGGCAGGATTTCCAGTGCATATACTGCACTCCAAAGAGGACGTTGAGGATTTTATAAATGAAGCAACAGCACATTAGCACATATTTAAGAAATGCCAGGTCAAGAGCTAGAAGGGATAATGTACCGTTTTCATTAACCAAAGAGTATCTACTTTCCATAGCGACTGATGAGTGCCCCATATTTCATACACCGTTTGAGTGGGGCGTCTCTGGTTTAGGTAAGGGCAATACAAAGGACAACTGTCCAACTCTAGACAGAATATTGCCAGAGTTGGGGTATGTCGAGGGCAATGTGGCGTTTATCTCGTACAGAGCTAACCGCATTAAAGACAACGGCACCATGCAAGAACACTACGACATCGCAGATTGGATATGGTCACACTTATATGCTAAAGATAACGCAACTCCACCCGTACCAAAAAGAACTAATCTCAAAAGCCGCATCCATTCCCAATTTGGGATTATTTCTCCCACCAGGCTTGGGGAAAACTGCGACTACCCTTACGATTATCAGCAAGCAGTTTGTGGGGAAAACTTTAATCATCGCCCCCAAGAGAGTAGCGGAGACAGTGTGGGACACGGAAGTGAAGAAGTGGGAACATCTATCCCATTTAAAAGTATCAAAAATTATGGGAACACCGATGCAACGCTTGTCTGGATTGCAGACAGAGGCGGATATATACCTGATCAATCTTGAAAATGTAGCTTGGCTTTGTGGCCTTTCAGATAAGTTAGTGTTTACTAACTTAGTGATTGACGAGAGTAGCCGGTTTAAAGACCCAAGTACTAAGCGTTTTAAGGCACTTAAGAAGCATTTAAAGGGCTTTTCCAGGCGTTTAATCCTGACTGGTACACCTACCCCTCAGGGCGTGGGAGATCTCTGGTCTCAGGTGGGTATATTAGACTTAGGGGAGCGTTTGGAGACTAGCCTGACCCGCTTTAGGGACAAGTATATGACGCCAGACCAGATGAACCGCCATACACGTGTAGTATATAGCTGGAAATTAAAGGAAAATGCAGATCAGATTATTAAAGATAAGGTTGCAGATATTTGTTTTAGTCTTAAGGCTGAGGATTATCTACAGCTACCGGCTCTTACAACGCTTTATCACCAGGTTGAAATAGACAAAAATGCAAGGAATCAGTATGAGCAACTTAGAAAAGACATGGTCGTTGAGGTCAAAAAAGAAAAGATCACAGCTCCAACAGCAGCAGCATTGGCGAACAAGCTGCTCCAGTTCACATCGGGAGCGGTCTATAATGAAGAAGGAGAGTCTCAAGAAGTACACCGCTCTAAATTGGAACGGCTTGAGTCGATCATGGAAGAATCTTCAAGTCCCACGCTTGTCTTCTATCATTTCAAGCATTCGCTCCAACGAATACGTCTTTTGTTCCCAGAGGCGGTGGTGCTGGACGATGACAACATTGAGGCGTGGCGTCGTGGCGAGATTCGTATGCTCCTTGCCCACCCGCAAAGTGGTGGTATCGGGCTTAATCTACAGTGCAACGTTGGAGACACAGCACAAACGGTCTGGTTCGATCTACCATGGAGCTCAGAGAACTACATCCAGGCAAATGCTAGGATCTACCGCCAAGGGCAAATCAAACCGGTTATTGTACATCACTTAGTGATGACCAATAGCATCGATGAACAGGTAGTCAAAGTCTTAGATGGAAAAATAAATTTACAACAAGCCCTATTAAACTCCCTAAATTTTGCATTATTGTAACTATGAGAACAAAAACCAAACCAAAGCATAAGATCAACGCAGTAGCACCTCGACTATCAGACGAGGACATTGATCCTTTGGAGCAGGATGACAGCGATCACCATTCGATTCAATTGGTGGACGGGTGGCTACCCTGGGATCCGGAGGACATTGCAGATATCCGTAGACTTATCATGGAAAGAATGCCAAAGAAACAACGCTTTATAGTAGAGGCATTTTTAGAGGGGCTTAGTTACGTAGATGTGGATGTAACAGAAAAGTATTGGCGTTATCATTTTAACAAGGGCATTGACTTTATTAAGAAAGAGTTAAAAGTATGAGCCACTTTATTGTAGAACATAACTATAAAGGCAATTATGTTATGGAAACGGTCACTGGTGTGGAGGATCTCGACACTAGCTGCTATAAAGATATATTGGGAATCTGGGTTTGTGACAGCTTTGAAGAGTTACAGATCATGGAAAAAGAACTAAAGGAGATGAGAGATGCAAGATCCAGTTAACCACCCTAAACATTACACCAGCCATCCGTCGGGAATTGACTGTATTCAAATTACCGAGCACATGAGCTTTAACCTTGGTAACGCTATGAAGTACATCTGGCGAGCAGATTTAAAGAATGACGCAATTGAAGATCTACGCAAAGCTGAGTGGTACATTCGCAGAGAGATTGAAAAGCGAACCCCAACAATGAAAGAACGCATAAATGAGGAATGTGGAAAATGATTATTGAAATTGATGATGACACGGTTGACACCATTATCCAAGGTGCGTTAGTTAAGGACTATGTTTACTTAACAGCTGACTTAAAAAAATACAAGAAAAACTCTGACTATTTGCACGAAGATGATGCAGCAGCTTACGCTGAAGTAGTTAAGGGCATTGAGATTTTAGCTCGTTGGTATTTTGTTCATGGCGAATTTGAAAATGCCGTTAAATTGGCAAGAAAGAAAAAATGAAAAAGTATACCCATTTTGATTTAGAAGACGCTATTTACAAAGTGTGGCAGACTGCTGATGATATTGAGACACTGTACAAGTACCATGGTGAAGCACCAAAACCAATGACTGAAGATGAAGTAGCAAACACGTTGATTGGTCTTAAACAGCTACATGAAATGCGTTGCTGGCAGTTAATGGATATGTCAGCCAGAGTATTTGAATTAAACCAGTATTGCACTGATCCAAAAAAGTTAGCAGCAAGAGATGAGTTTTTTGATTTTCCAGTTAAACAAAAGAAAGGTAGTAAAAAATGAGCGAAGAAAAAGTAATTGATAGCGGTTTAGACAACGAGATTTTGACATTCCGTTTTTCTGTAAAGGCAACTAACGGCTTGCTCCAGATTTTAGGCAACGCACCCTTTGTTGCATCCGCTGGCTATATTCAAGACATTCAAACACAAGCTGGTCCACAAGTTGAAGCATTGGTAGCGAGTCAAGATGAACCTCAAACAGCTGCTTAAATCCGCAGGTATAAGCAATAACATTATAGCCGAAGTTGAGCGTAAGGCTAAAAAGACTACAGCTCAGCAAGAGATAGAGCATCAAGAAAAGGCTGCGGCGATGGCTAAGATGCTCCTTAATGATGTTATGCCGCACCTGCACGGCGCTCTTAATAAAACCCCTCCATCCAAGCCTAAAAAGACCATAATCGTACCAGACGATATGTAGGGCGGATTTGGACGTTATTTTGCATTATTGTATATAGGGGGTAATATTAGCTCGTCGGGATGACGCCTTTTACCCCTGCGCTGTAAAGAAAGCAAAAGGCTGCCAGTGCGCCTTCATAGAACACTGGCAATTTCACACATCACATACACACAGGAGATTTACAATGATGAACCCGTTCGAGTTAAGATTCAGTATTTTCAACACAGCTAAAGATCTAATGATCAAGCAGCATGAAGCCAATTTAGCGGCTTGGGAAGTTCTTAATAAAACAACTAAAGAAGCTGCAGAATTAGCTCCACAGTTCCCAACAACTGAAGAGATCATCGACAAGGCTATTGAGATCAATACCTTTATCAGCGGCAATACAACCAAAGAATTGACTAATATCGCTAAGAAATTATCAGGCGTTTCAGTTATATTCTAAGTAGCATACCCCACACGCCTATCGAAGAAGCGCAACCTTGTGGGGGTTTTAATCTATGTCGCGAACGGGGTAGCTCCCCTGTTTGGTGCCAATTCACCAAACTAGCGACACCCATTAAACTAATTGGAGTTAAAAGATGGTAATGACTAAAAGAGAAAGTGGTATTTTAGGCGCACTAAAAAGTAAAGAAATTTGTAAAAAACAAAAAGAAGAAAGAATTGCAAAATACAATTTGTCACCTAAACGGTGTGCAAAATGTAATAAAGCTATTAAATACGAAAAAAGAATTAATATTTTTTGTTCACAGTCTTGTTCAGCCATTTACAACAATTTAAAAAGAAATTCTGATACGCCGGAACAATTTACAGCCACAAAAACAGTTGTCCCAAAAATAAAAATTAAGTTTAATTGCATTACATGTGACGCAATTATAAAAACAAAACATAATAAGTACTGCTCTATTAAATGCCAACATGATTTAATTTTTAAACAAAAATTAGAAAATTGGTTGTCTGGAAATTTAATTAATGTCACCAACAGATGGCTAAGACGTGCTTTAATTTTTGTAGTTGGAGACAAATGTTCTGTTTGTAATATAACAAATTGGCAAAATAAACCAATAGTTTTTGAAGTAGAACATATAGACGGAAATAGCGAAAACAATAGTAAAGAAAATGTTTGCTTAATTTGTCCAAATTGCCATAGCCAAACCCCTACATATAAAGGGGCAAATAAAGGTAACGGAAGACATTTAAGAAGACAAAGATATGCAGAAGGTAAATCGTATTAACAACTCCGCTGTAGCTCAGGGGTAGAGCGTTCCCCTTGTAAGGGAAGGGCCGTGTGTTCAAATCATACCAGCGGAACCAAGGGGGTGTAGCTCAGTTGGGAGAGCGTTAGCTTTGCAAGCTAAATGTCGTCGGTTCGATCCCGTCCACCTCCACCAAATATTTAGGAGATAATTATGGCAACTAAACCTGGACTTTACGAAAATATTCACAGAAAACAAGAACGTATCAAAGCTGGCAGCGGCGAGAAGATGCGCAAACCTGGCACTAAGGGCGCGCCCACTGCTAAAGCATTTAAAGAATCAGCTAAGACTGCTAAAAAATAATGGCAACTAAAAAGAACCCATCTCTATCTATTAACCGTGGTGAAAAGTTACCAGTGTCTAAAGGTGCCGGACTAACTGCCAAGGGTAGAGCTAAGTACAATGCAGCAACCGGATCAAATTTAAAAGCACCACAGCCACAAGGTGGTGCTCGTAAAGACTCATTCTGTGCTCGTATGTCCGGTGTAAAAGGCCCTATGAAGGACGAGAGTGGTAAACCAACACGTAAAGCAGCAGCACTAAAAAGGTGGAAATGTGGTAGCTAAAAAAGCCCCAGCAAATAAAAAGCAATTTACTAAGGAAATGGCTGAGACCATTTTAGACCTTGGTAAACAAGGTGCTTCTCAAAAATCTATGTATGCTGCTATTGGTATCAGCAAGGCCACGGCAGCCAAGTGGAAACAAGATGATCCATTTTTTACCGAGACTATGGATATGGCAACCACGTATGGTCAAAGTTTTTGGGAGATGATGCTTCTAGCTAATATCGACAACAAAACATTTAATAGCCGTGTTGCTGAAATTGCATTACGTGGACAGTACCCCGATGATTACAAGGACAATCGCGAGATCAAGGCAAACATCAAACAAGAAGTTACGGTAGACTTTCAAAAAGAAATTTCTGAGTTGATTGCCGCCCTAAAAATATAAGTATTTATTTTCAGTTTTTAACAAAAAGGCGCTCCAAAAGGGTGCCTTTTTTGCATTATTATATGTACAACTAACCAGACTAAAAAGGCTAAAATGACTGCACACGCACTTCTAAGCGCGTCAGGATCCAAACGATGGCTATCCTGTACACCCAGCGCCAGATTAGAGGCAACTCTTCCAGAACAAAAGAAAGGCGCAGGTGCCTTTGATTTCTCGCAAGAGGGCACTATGGCCCATACACTTGGCGAGATTAAACTAAGATACTATTATAATCAAATTGGAACAGAAGAGTATGAACAAGAGTACAAAGCGGTTAAAGAGTCATCCTATTACAATGACGATTTCGAGGCTAACGTCGACAATTATGTTTTATACGTTCGTTCTCAAATCGGTGAAGGAGATACACCTTTATTTGAACAACGTGTTGACTTCTCTGATTGGGTGCCTGACGGGTTTGGCACGGCCGATGTGGTTATACTTTCTAAGCACGCCATTCGAGTCATCGATCTTAAATTTGGAAAAGGCGTCCCAGTGTCGGCGATCGACAATACTCAACTTCGCCTTTATGCACTCGGTGCTTATGCCAAGTTTAAGGACGAGTATCCAGACATCAAAGAGGTCTCGTACACGATCCACCAGCCTCGCTTGGACAGCATTTCATCTGATGGAACAAGCATCGTTAAGCTGGTCGATTGGGCAAATTACTTCGTTAAGCCTAAAGCCAAGAAAGCTTGGAGCGGATCAGGAGAATTTTTACCAGGAGAATGGTGTCAGTTCTGTCGTGCAAAAGCGCAATGCCGCGCCCGTAGCGACTTTAACACCGAACTTGCCAAACAAGAGTTCAAAGCGCCGCCGTTACTAGACGATGATGAAATTAGTCTAGTACTCTCTAAAGCACAGAACTTACGCACCTGGGTCAATGATGTAGAAGAGTTTGCATTAAGTAGAGCGGTAGAGGAAAACATTGTACCACCAGGCTACAAACTCTCTACCACAGTAACCCACCGTAAGATCTCTGACAGCGCCTTAGCGGCCACCGTTTTAGTCGAGAAGGGTATGAGCCCAGAAATTATTTGGGAACCTCCTAAGCTCAAATCCATAGCAACCCTGGAAAAGCTAGGACCAAAGGGCCAAGTAGCCGCATGGCTAGGAGATTTGATTCAACGTCCAGAAGGACAGCCTAAATTGGTCAAGGCCAAAGAGGACGCAACGGAGGATTTTAAATGAGTACTTGGTTAATAGCAGCAATGGGTGTCGTGTATTTTGTCGTGGCGATAGATCAATTTGTGAAAGGTGGTATTGGTACCGGCATTATGTTCCTTGGCTACGCCATGGGCAATGTTGGACTCGTCATGGTGGCAAAATAACAATAAGAGGTACCTATGATGGTAGAATGTTACGGCGCGGAGTTTGAAATTCCGGACGTATTAATTGACAAATTTCTTAAAGACTTTGATGGATTGCCTGGTAGTGGTCAGCGAGAAAGCATACTGCAGTTAAGAATGGCAATAGACGATATTTTGGATATAGTAGCAGAAGAGCCAGAAATTTTACACGAGTCAGCGTATCGGACAGACTTTGTAAGAGCCTTGGCAATGCAGCAGGCAATGGGTGAATTGGGTATTTTGTACGACTCATAAATATTTCACATTGTGAAACAAAAAAGTACCAAAAGTTTGCATTATTATAAGTACGGGTAGACAGGCTGGCCCCGATTGAAGTCCAGTCTTAATGTTAAAAAGGTAATAATCACTATGGCATCAAAATCAATTAAGACCAAGTTTGTAACTGGTAAAGTACGTTTCTCTTACGCTAACGTTTTCACACCAGGCGAGACACCTAACGGTACTTTAAAGTACTCTGTTTCTATCCTGATTCCAAAATCAGATACAGATACTGTTAATCGCTTTAAGAAAGCATTTGAGGACACCAAGACAGCTAATGCAACTGTATGGGGCGGCTCAATTCCTAAGACACTTAAAGGCGGTTTGCGTGATGGCGACGCTGAGAAGGATGATCCAGCATACGCAGGTCACTACTTTATCAACGCTAGCTCCAATGAAAAACCTGGTATTGTTGACGCTGATTTAAACCCAATCATTGACACTAGCGAGTTCTACTCTGGTTGCTATGGTCGTGCCTCAATTACATTGTATCCATACGATACAAGTGGCTCTAAGGGTATCGCTGCTGGTTTGAACAACGTGCAGAAATTAGCTGATGGTGAGAAGTTTGGCGGTTCTACAACCGCAGCAGCAGACTTCGCAGTTTAATTGTTGTTGTAGTGCTAGGGAGTGTCCGTAGAAACTGCGGCCTCCCTTTTTTGTCAACCCATCACCTAAAGAATAATAATAATGGACCAATATCAAGAGTACATTGCAGCTAGCCGATATGCCCGATTCGTTGACGAAAAAGGTCGACGTGAAAATTGGGGTGAAACAGTAGACCGTTACGTTGACTACATTTTTAGCCGTACGCCAGCAATACAAGAAAACAAAAAATTAAAATCAGAAATTCGTAGTGCCATTTTTAACCTAGAACTTATGCCGTCCATGCGAGCCATGATGACAGCAGGAAAGAGTGCCGATCGTGACAATACTTGCGTCTATAATTGCTCGTATCTCCCAGTGGATGATGCCAAAAGTTTTGACGAAGCCATGTTCATTTTGCTTTGCGGAACTGGTGTTGGATTCTCAGTTGAATCCAAGTACATTAACCGTTTGCCCGAAGTGCCAGAAAAGTTGTTTGATTCAGAGCACACCATCGTCGTACACGACAGCAAGGAAGGCTGGGCAAAATCATTGCGTCTACTCCTCGCCCACCTCTGGTCCGGAGAAATCCCTCGATGGAATGTTGAGTCCGTCCGCCCCGCCGGAGCACGACTCAAAACTTTTGGTGGAAGAGCTTCCGGGCCGCAACCATTAGTAGATTTATTTGAGTTTGCTGTTGCTATGTTTAAAGGTGCAAAGGGTCGCAAGTTAAATTCCCTTGAGTGCCACGACTTGATGTGTAAAATTGGTGAGGTAGTTGTAGTCGGTGGTGTTCGCCGATCTGCTATGATATCATTATCAGACTTAGACGATGAGAGGATTCGATATGCCAAAGCAGGACCATGGTGGGATACTGCACCGCATAGAGCGCTTGCAAACAATAGCGCAGTCTACAATGAGACGCCAACTGTTGGAAAGTTCATGGAAGAGTGGTTGTCACTCTACAACTCCCACTCAGGTGAGCGCGGCATCTTTAACAGAGAAGCTGCTAGAAAAACAGTCGAAAAATATGGTCATCGAGATCCCAACTATGAGTTCGGAACAAATCCCTGCTCGGAAATCGTTCTTCGCCCGTATCAATTCTGCAATCTTTCGGAAGTGGTGGTAAGACATAATGACACAAGGGAAACCCTCCTGCGCAAAGTGCGCCTCGCCGCTATCTTGGGTACCATCCAGTCTACCTTCACCAAGTTCCCCTATTTGCGCAAGGTGTGGCAGAGAAATACTGAAGAGGAGCGGTTACTGGGTGTTTCCCTCACCGGAATCTATGATAATCCCCTTCTCACAACCCAAGGAGACAAACTAAATGAATTACTTACCGAACTTCGAGAGGAGTCTAGACGAGCCAACGAGGAGTTTGCAGAGTTGCTTGGAATACCTAAGAGTGCTGCGATTACTTGCGTTAAGCCCAGTGGAACCGTCAGCCAACTCGTTGATAGCGCTTCTGGAATCCACCCTAGACACTCTAAATTCTACATCCGTAGAGTTAGAGGAGATAAGAAAGACCCTCTCACCCAATTCTTAATTGAACAAGGAATCCCAAATGAAGCATGCGTTTATAAACCAGATCAGACGGTGGTGTTTAGCTTTCCTCAAAAAGCACCCGCCGGTATCACTAGATCAGACGTATCTCCTATTGACCATCTCGGACTATGGCTTACGTACCAACGGTTCTGGTGTGAGCATAAGCCTAGTGTCACAATCTCAGTCGAAGAAAAAGACTGGCCAAGTGTCGGAGCCTGGACGTGGGACCACTTCCAAGAAATCAGCGGCGTCAGCTACCTCCCGTACGATGGCGGCACTTACCGCCAAGCCCCGTACGAAGAGTGCAGCGAAGAGCAGTACAACGGCCTCAAAGCAAAAATCCCAAGCATCAACTGGGAAGACTTTAAGGAAACCACGGACAACGTCGAAGGCGCGCAGCAATTAGCCTGTAGTGCTGGAGTCTGCGAAGTTTAAAAGTATTTCACATGGTGGTAGTTTGGGGCTCCTTCGGGAGCCTCTTTTTTGCATTATTGTATATACGCCGATACGTCGGATTGCCTAAGGAGCATTATGATTTACAGCATTGACTTTGAGACACGTAGCACTATCGACCTAGCCGAACAAGGGCTAGACATATACGCCAACGACCCCACAACAGAAGTGTTGTGTATTGCGTTCGGCACCCAACCTGACGATGTGTTAGTAACTGACCAAGTTAACAACCCACACTACGGGCATTTTTTATCTAAATTATTAGACCACGTAGCCGAAGGTGGCAAAATCCAAGCATGGAACGCCATGTTTGAGTACGCCATCTGGAACTGCGTCTGTGTGCCTAAGTACGGCTGGCCACCGCTCAAACTAGAGCAGTGCATTGACTCTATGGCAATTGCAGCGGCCAATAACATCCCCCAGTCTCTTGGTGATGCGTCTATCTTTATGGATGCGACTCATCAGAAAGACACAAGGGGCCGCTATTTAATCCAAAAGCTATGTAAACCAAATCGCAAAGGAGTGTTTGAAAATGACCCGCAATTACTTGCCGAATTATTTGAGTACTGTGCCCAAGACGTTAGAACTGAGATGGCAATTGTCCAACTTCTCCGCCCGCTCTCCACTAATGAACAGCAAATTTGGGAGCTTACTCAACGGATCAACCTGCGTGGTGTCCCAGTGGATCCTAACGAGCTCCAGAACGCCGTAAAAGCAGTCATAAGGGCTCAGGATCAACTAGACAACGAATGCGTCTCCTTGACCGGTTGTAAGCCGTCTGAGAGGGCTAAATTGCTGGGTTGGTTAAATAGCCAAGGATTACAGACTGCTGATTTGACCGCTGAGAGCGTTGAAAAAATGCTGCAATGCAGCAAAACAGATCCACTTGTGTGGGATCCAAAAGTAGTTAGAGCATTAGAATTACGCCAAGAAGGCAGCCAAACTAGCGTGGCTAAATACGCTAAGATGATGGAGATTCAGAGAAATGGAAAAATTAGGAATACATTGGTGTATCATGGCGCTAGTACTGGCCGCTGGGCGAGCCGTGGTGGTCTCAATTTACAGAATATTGCTCGTCCCACACTTGCGGATGAAGAGATTGAATCAGCGATACCAAGAGTCTTTAATACTGGAGTGGGCACGATGTCAGAGCTTTCCTCTCTCGTCCGCTCCGCCATATCGGCTCCAAGTGGCAAAACCTTCGTTGACGTGGATTTTAGCTCAATTGAAAACCGAGTTGGGGTTTGGCTCGCAGGACAAAACGACAAAGTAGAGCTATTTAGAAAGGGATTAGATGAGTATAAAGTATTCGCTTCAGAAAGCCTGTACCGCATCGGCTATGATGAAGTCACGAAGGAACAACGCCAGGTTAGCAAGTCTGCGGTCCTTGGCGCGATGTTTGGTCAAGGAGCTAAAGGTCTTGTTAAATATGCTGAAGGGATGGGGGTCAGTCTGACCGAGGCTCAGGCAAAGAATGCTGTAGATAATTACCGAGCGTCGTATGTGAAGGTGAAGCTGCTTTGGAATCTATGCGAGACTGCTGCCATCGACGCAGTTCAGAATCCCGGAACTGCTTTCGCGGCTGGTCATAAGATAAAGATGAAATCGGTGAAACAGGCTTTATGGATGCAGCTACCATCAGGGCGCCTCATCTGCTGGCAAAGGCCAGAGCTCGAGTTGCTCACCACACCATGGGGCAGTGAGAAGCTTGGTGTCACTGTCCACAGCCAAAACACATTCACTCGGCAGTGGAGTAGGAACGCTTTGATTGGTAGTAGTATTTTTCAATCTGCCGTACAGGGAACGGCACGTGATTTTTTGGCAGACGCTACACTTAATATTACGAAAGCCGGGTATCAAGTGATCAATTTGATCCATGACGAGGTTTTGCTCCTAGTAGATGAAGCAGGGAGTGATACTGCATTAGAAGATGTGATTCGTATTATGACCACATCGCCAGCTTGGGCGTCAGACTTTCCGCTTGCAGCGGAGGGCTGGGTAGATAAGCGTTATAAGAAGTGATTACTTCTTTTTCTTTTTAATCTTGCCGCCACGCTTTTTGGTAATATCGGGATCTAGCGGGTTGTAGGTTCCGATGTTACCTGTGGCGGATTTTAATTGAGTAGGTTCAAAAACATTTATATCACCAGTTTTTAAAGCATGAATCGCGTCATACCCAGCTTCTTTAGCTTTTTGTATTACCTCAGCATCCGATAATTTTGTACCCGTTGGATCAAAATGCCTAAAAAATTCTTCATGTGATTTGTTTATGTCAGATATAACAAAAGGATTTTTAACGGAAACATGAAGCGGTAAAACATTTGGGTATGATTCTTTATCCGGTCTTATTATACCTGTGTATTCGCTTGCTGTTTCTGGATTTAAACTAACATAATGTCCGGGACCCATAGCCCCAATTCTTGATGGTTTAAATTCTTTTATATCTGCACCAGTGCCATGGTACACACGATCTTTAATTGCACTTCCTTCTAAAAACTTAGCTTTGTTAGCCTCCCGCTCAACGAGAGGCATTACCTTTTTTGCTAACGTCTCCAATGCGCTAACCACTTTACCACCAGGTGCGTAACCCTCAACAGCACCACCCTCAGCCTTCATAAAGTCAGGGTTGGCTGCCTCTTCTGGATTGTACTTTGCAAACTTGCCACGGATGTTTTGTGGTTCAAATACACCAACGTTTTTAATGCCACCTTCTGTTACGCTAAAAGTGTCGTGGCCTGTATCTTTTAAATGTTGTATCAATGATGGTGATTCTAACGTTCTCCAATTGTTAATTGGGTCCATCAATTTGTCCATCATGTGTTCGTGTTTTTTACTTATAATTTCATCAAAGTCTGGCGTAGCCGCTTCTTTTGCGTATCTTTTTGCCAAGTAATCTTTTACAATTTGCTCACCCTCTGGTGTAGATGGATCAAAATGTTTGCCTAAGTTAACGCTAACCGGATACATAGTAGAACCAGTTTTAAAACTTTTTTGAGGAACCAATTCACCAGATTGCAAACTGTAGTAAGGTTTGCTTCCAGGGTTTAAAAAAGATTCAGCAAATTGTGGTTTTGGTGTTACAAAAGTAATCCCTGGAGTAATAAACTCCTCACTTTTTTTAGACTTACTTGGATCAAACACCTTAATACTTGGTGATGGACTGCCATGATAAAAGCCAGGGGTAAACTTCTTTTTAAACTCTTCTACAGCAGACTTCATTACTTTACCACCGGGCGCGTAACCAGACGCTTGAACTGCTTTAACATAGTCCTCAGTAATTGGCTGAGTTAAAATGTTGCGTGATAGGTGCATAGAGGTCACGTCAGGCTTTTTGCCCTTAGCAATATTACCCTGACGAATAGCTTCAATGGCATCAGGGTAACCAACCTCTTTCGGTACTGGAGCAAATGAATGTCCTAGATCTTTACCAAATAGCGCATAGTCAAAAGCGTTATGTAGATCCGGGCGATACTCTGGAGCTCTTTCGTTTAATGTAAACAGACGAGTTCCAATAGACTGTGTAGGTGCACCAATGGTATTAGGATCACGAGCAGCGCCAAGAACATCTTCCCAGTTAAAAATCTGACCTTTTTTGCCACCGAGCTGAACACCTGTTGGACCTTTGCCACCCATAATGTCAGCTAATGCAGCACGTTGGTGAAATAGCTTAGCGTTTTCTTCTAACGCAGCGCGGTCACGAATATCAAACTGCTCTGGGAATGTAGTCATCATTCCCTTATTAGTCTTGTACGTTGATGCCTTCATAGCATCTTGATACTTTTGTAATAGTTCTGGATCTAATTTACCTGCGGCAATAGCCTTATAAAACTCATCGGTAAGATCGCCAAATACGGAACGGTTTGTTTTGAGTTGGGTAGGAGAGCCAAGAAGGCCGGTGATAATCGCGTTACCATCGTTTCTTTGACTTACATTATGAAGACGCTTGGCTGCTGCCATGCTGTCGTTTGCAAATACCCAATCCTCTGCCTTGTGCAAAGGACTGATATTTTGTAGGTTAGACGCTTCTGGACCACCCATTTTACCAAGTGGTAGGTCTACCTTAGTGGTGTCTACAATGGTCGGATGTAATACTTTACCAATGTAGTTCTGAATAATGTCGCTATACTTTTTTGCCCCTTCTGCGACTTGGGGCGCGGCCTTTTTTAATACTGCACCACCCGGAGCAAAGTTTTGAACTGAGCCACCAGCATTTTTATTGATGTTGCTAGTATCCTCTTGTGTATCTGGCAAAAAGTATTGGAGTGCTGGAACACCAGCAGATAATGCAGTACCAATAGCACGAATAGGTTTGATCTTAGACTGACTGGCTACTCCACCAAGAGCGCCAAGTCCGCTTAATGCAGCACGACCATAGTTACCCTTTTCGAGTTCTTCTTTAACATTACCAAGCTCACCACCAGCAACACCCATGCCAAGCATGCGACGTGCCATACCAGGTTTGCCTAAACGCTCGCCCTCAATAATATTAGTGGCAGCCTTTTTAGCTAAAGTTGGCTCTTGAACTTCTAGTTGATTAGTAATACCAAGACGGCCTTTACGAATAGGCACTTCTGATCCGCGTGACTTAACTGGTTTACCACGAGCAATTTCTGATTTTAAATAAGCCTCTTCTTTAGTCTTACCACCAGCGTATGGATGACCTGTCTCTTGTTTAAGCCAGCTAGTAACACCTTTAGGTGCTCCAAGTTCAGCCTCAGATACAGCAGTAGGGGCAATCTTTTTAGCTAAGTATTCAAGAACAGCATCTGTAGCACCGCCAACTTGAGAACCTAAAGCAGAACCAGTAGCAGCGCCTAATGCTGTTCCAACAGCTGGCGCTGATATCATATCATCTACACCCAATACACCACTAATTTTATCACCAATACTTTGGCTTGGCTCATCCAAACCGGCAAGATAGCTTAACTGATTCTCTTTTGAGTGACCAGCCTCTTCTGCAGCCTTTATATCGTAATTGTGTAGCTTAGCTAAATAGGCTAATTGATCATCAATTGAATGACCGGCCTCAGTAGCTGCTTGAGTATCGTATGCCATTATTTTTTCTTATGGAATGAACTGATGTCGCCCTTAGACTCACTGACAGCACTTGGAGCTGCAGAACCTTTAAACGGATCACTTAAATTGCTAGTGTCTTTACCTAAAATACTACCGAGTTCTGTCTTGTGTTGGTTGATAATAGCCTGAGCAGCTGGACCACGCATAAATGCACCAAATGGAGCATACTCACCATTTTGAGTTCTATACTGGTTATAAGCCTTAGCAATCTTATCGTCAAACTGTGCACGCTCAACCATAACCTGAGCCTGCATTTTAAGAACAGCAGCTGGATCTTTAATGGAACCAACTGTGTCCTTGACCAATTTACGTTCGTTATCAGATACAGAACCTTGACCTTTGAGGTACGTTTGTGCATACTCAAGTTCGGCTGCGCTAAGATGTTTTTGCAGACGGTGTAACTTTTGTATTACTTCAACAGGCGCTTTTGCTTCCATTAAGTTTTTCTCTAAATCAGCAAAGCCCAATGTGCCGAACTGACCAGCGTTAACACCACTCTCTAAAGTCTTTAACAGGAACGGAGCAACACCCTTTTTGGCCAACAGACCAAGGTACTGCTTCATCTGTGGGTCTTCAGTAATGCTGATAACGTCGTTGTATCGAATTGAACGCTCAGGAGCTGATAGGCCAGACGTATCAATTTGGTCAGCCTTAGCAGCATTTGTTGTACCAACTTTTTCAGCAAATGTTTCGCTGCCTTTTTGGTTAATCTTATCCTGTTGCTCTAATGCTTCTGGAGTTGGACGTGGACTTGCCGTTGTAGGAGTTGGTGTTGCGGTAGTTGCAGCTACTTGAGCTGGAGCAACAGTTGTACCCATCGCTGCTTTATTTTTAGCAACATAATCACCAATGCTTGTACCTAAAGCATCTTTGCGTTGTGTATTAATTGTACCATCAGCGTTAATTGCACCTTCACCACCGTGATAGGCGGCTAGTGTTTTGTCAACATCACCATTAAACTTTTTGAAATAGTAGTCAAGTATCTTTTCGCCAGCGTCTTTATTATGCTCTGGGTTATTGATGTCATACTCTTTAGGAATAACGCCACGGCCTTTGAATGTATCAAAAGTATCTGCAGTAATTTGCATTGGGCCCATAGCACCTTGAACACCAGGTTTTGTTGTATCAGCTCTACCAGCAGAACTCTCAGTGCTAAATACAGCCTGTTTAAGTTTAGGTAATACATCGCCACCAGAAGTTACTGGAGCTGTTTTAATAGTAGTATCAACAGCGGCTTGAGTCTGTGCAGTATCCTGGTATTTGTCTGGGTTAGCGCGGTATTCACGTGCTGAAATAACACGGCGAACTGGTTTGCCGTTAACAATTTCAACCACTGGAATTTTAGGCTCGTCCATTGTTGGGTTAGCATAAACCTCAGCCTGCTTTTGAGCCCATGCGTTGTATATTTTATCGTAAGCAGCTTGATCATTTTGATCTACTGCATTTTGTAATGCCTGTTGTACCTGCGGTGGAATAGTTGCCTCTGTAACACCACGTGGACCAGCTGGAGCAGCTCCACCACCAATTTGCTCTGCAGCGCGTTGTTTAAATCGTTCTGCTTGAGCCTGAGCAGCTTTATACGCAGCCATCTGAGTGCGCATGTTAAACAGTTCTTGGGCTTGTTTGTCTTGTTGCTCGTTTACTGTGGCTAATGCTTGTGAAGGGCCTTGTACTCCGCCAGATCCCCAAGCAGTTGCACGCTCTAAACCACGAGATAGTTCAGACAATGGGCTTGTACGCTCATTGATCATTGCCTGCATGTTTCTGAGAATTTCGCTAGTCTGTGTTGGATCTAATGCAATCTTACCCATTGGAGATACGGCACCAGTTTTACCAACACTAACAGGCAAACCACCTTGAACTTCTACATTATCTTCTGGCATGATTATTCAATCCCTGATGTACCAACGCCATAATTACCGCTGTCTATGCTACCGGGGTTATATCCAGGCATTTGAGTCACATCTACGGGTGTTGTTGGCTGTGTTATTCCAGCGCCCATAATACCTGTACTTGGATTAGATGAGAACAAACCACCTAATAAACTTCCAATTGATGTGCCTGGGCTAATAGAACCAAGCAATGAATTAGCTGCACCTACACCACCACCAAGAGCTGAAGTCAAAGCACCAATTTGGTTAAGCGGAGATAGTTGTACGCTTTGTGTTTCGCTTGTCGGAACAGATAAGCCCCCAATAACTTTTGCAAGGTTTGCAGAAGACGCAAACGGAGCGCTTTGTTGTAATCCAGTCAATGTAGAAGCACCAGTAATATCTTGTGCACCAATATTTCCAATAGCCTGACCAGCTTGAACACCAGTCTGTTGTGCTTGCTGAGCAGCTTGCATCTGTTGTGCAAATAACTGAGCCTGTGCATCAGTCAATGCCTTATCAGCAGCAGTCTGTGTACGCAGGCTACCAAATTGACCAGCTCCGGTACCAGCAGCAGTTGAAGGTGCCATAATGTTTGGAGCTAATTGCTGTAGTTGTTGGTTCTGTGCTTGGAACAGTCCACCCAAAGCAGTTTGGGTGTTTGGTGTTACTTGGCCAGTTGCGCTAGTAATCCAAGGATTAGCGGCACCAGATGCAATCTGTTGTAGTGTACCAGTTGCTTGAGCAAAAGGATTTTGTGCACCACCATAAGTATTAATAGCCTGACCAGCTACAGTATTGGCTAACGATGGAACTTGAGACGCTGCAGTTGATGCTTGGTTAACAACATTTTGTTGTGCCTGAGACATCCACGCAGGTAGTGAGGTTGCCTTTGTTGCTGTATTGGTTATTAAATCAGATAGTCCCGCCATGATTACGCTTTCGCCTTTTTATTTGCATCTAATAAATACGCCAATGGACCTTTGCTATCTGGTTCTAGCTCAGTACCATTTTCTTGTTTGTGTTTACGTATAGTAGTTAAAAATTGATCTAATACACTAGCACCAGCGTTATTGCTGCCATTTCCTAATTTTGCAACAACGTCAGCTGGTATAACAAACTCACCATCAGCTAATTTAGCATTTACAGAGTCACTTGTTCCGTCGCCGTCACCTTGAACATAATGATTATTCATAGACTCTAAACCTCCAACACTATAAAATTGTGGCTCTTCTTCAAATTCACCACCATCAGCAAATTTTTGTTTTTCTGGAAGGGCGTATGTCTGTGGTGCTGCAGCTGTTGGTGCTCCCATCAATGTAAAGTTAACATTGCCTTTAGTTAAATCTGGTGTAAGGTTTGGAATATTAGTTATGTTTGAAGTATTACCAGCCGTGTAATTTAACCCAAATGGATTGGCAGTTGTTTTTAATCCTGCGCCAGATCCTGTGCCAAAAGCACCTGTGCTGGCGCCACCAGTTAAACCACCAATTAATTTAGATAGTGGAATACCATATTTTAATAAGTCAGCGGCTGTCAATCCTGCGCCAGCGGTAGCCGCAGCATCTGCTGCTGCAATAGCTTCAGCATTGTTTAAACCTGTATAGCCCAACTCACCGTAAGTTGGTCCCATTTGACCAGCTTCTAAACCTGTATAACCTAATTCTTGATAAGTTGGCCCCATTAAACCACTTGTAGTGGCACCTGTTGCAGCAGGCGTATAGCCTAATTCTGCGTAAGTTGGACCCATTGCTTCGGCAGCTCCTAGTCCAGTTTCACCAAGTAAACCAGGTAAAAATTCTGCTGCTGCGGCACCACCAGCCATTGCTAACGGAAGCATCCAACCATTGTTAACTAAAAAATCACCGAGGCCGCCAGAGCTTTGTTCGCGGTATACTGGGTTGGTAGTAAGCGCTTTAGTTTGCGGGTTTATTTGGTATTCATAAGCATTTGTAATCGGAACCTGAACACCGTTAATTGTTTGAGTTTGTGCTAATGGACCAGTAGCTAAATACTGTTGTCCACCATAACCAGAACGAATAGCATCTGGGTGAGCAGCGTATTGTTGTTGATACCAAGATGGTCCTGGTGTATAACCCACTGGATTACCACTCGAATCAACAGTAACAGTGCCGCCACTAGAATCTTTATATTGATAACCAGTTGAATCAGATTCCCCGCTTGCAAAAGTAGGACCAACATATTGCATATTATTATATGCGCTTGTAGTACCAGCTAGTGGATTGTTTGCTTGACTAAGTGAAGCTAAACCAGAAAACTGTGCTTGCGGATTAGATGCTGCATAATTTTTACCTTCTTGGGAGCTGGCAATTTGTTGTGCAATTTGTGTTGGATCTGCGCCGCCAGCAATCGCATCAATCCAACCTTGAGCACCGGCATCAGGCGCACGACCTAATACACTTTGATAAATTTGAGCTACTTGAGAACTAGGATCAGATGAAGGTGCTGGAGCTGGTGAGCCACCGCCACCACCACCGCCACTATCTCCAGAGTGTGATGCTTGGTATTCTGGACTACCAGTAATACCAGCAATAACTGCAGACGGATCTTGACCAGACCATGTGGCGAGGCCACTTGGATCAGGAGCTCGACCTAAGTACTCTTGGTACAGTTGCGCTAGTTGGTTCTCATCCATATTACAGTTAAGCTATCTAAATTAGGTTAAGTTCTTCTATATACAATAATGCAAAAATAAAGGGGTCGGCGCCCCAATTATTTGCTTGGACCGTTGATTATTAAGGTAAATTCGTTAGCCCAGTCCTGCCAACTCCCGTAGGTGCTAGGGTCAGGAATAGGGTAAACAGCAAACGCTTCTGAGTTAAGAAGGTTAAATGCCCCTTGTTGCCAATTCTCTTCGGAGACAAACTCAATGTTCTTTTGGCCGTAGTAAATAGCCAAATTACCGTTCCAATCTTCCCAGCTCATATAGTCTGGAAGACAAGGAAAAAACTGTTGAAAACTCATTTAAGGCCTTTCGTCCCCAAACTCAGCCGTTATCAAATTACGCCCCATTTCAAAGTTACCGTCAATCTCATTAGATTCAAACTTTAAACGAACTAAACGGTGTTCAACACGTAGGTCAATTTTACCAGTTTCTTGAGTAAAATAATAAGGACCAGAGTTCTCTTCATTTTGACCACCAGCAAACTTACGACCTAAAATGGTCAATGCCATAGTGCCAGATTGTATAAAGTTTGGTTCAATACGACGTAGGTGCATACGGCGGTTTACACCGACTAAATTATCACCAGATGGGCTACCAGTTAACCAGCTAATATCACTGGTTGTAATGCTAGAATAAATAGCCTCTTCAGTACCCAGTGTGACCATATTAAGTCCAAACTCATGCTGCCAAATTGCATAACCACCAGTCACATTGTACACTGTTTGACCAACGTTAGCACTTGGAGAAATCACTTTATCAACAGTAACCAAAGTAACACCTGGTGTACCAATAGTCGTATTAAAGATGTTTTGGCTAGCAGTAATTCGATAAACAGTATCTTGTGGAACCGTTGAAAATGACACATAATCACCAGGGCTAAATAGTGGTGTTAAGTCACCCGCAACATAAAACTGTTTTGATGTGGGCGCTGGCAAACTAACTGGATGCGCAATCACATAATTAGGTTGGTTATACATAGGGTTGTATTCCCAACCAGCCCAAATAGGCGTTGGAAACAGCTCAGTAGTATAACCACAAGAACGGCGTGCACCTACTGCGGAGCCAGCATCATACCAAAGTTTATCTTTGACGTTGTAGATAATAGCATCAGTACATTCTGTTGCTGTACCGCGGGGATAAAAGAACCAAATCTCGTTATACCTTGGAATCTTAGTAGCCCAAACTTTTTGTCTTTGTTCATAATTGATATTGTTAAATAACCAATTAATATTTTTATCGTTTGGTAAAACTTGGACGTTACCGTTGTACAAATAGAAACGGTCAACACCCATCCAGAAAAAGATACCATCCATCTCAACAACTGCATTGGAAGACATGATAGAGATTTGGCTTGAAACAATATCATAGTTCCAATAAAACTGAGTTGCTTGTGAATTAAAGGAAACACGAATAAGTGAGTCAGTAGCCCAAAACAAACCTGATGGAGAGGCAGTGCCTCCGCGCATTGGCATACCCTTAACAATCTTAGAGCTCGACACGTTTACTTGGTTGGCTAATGGGCCGTTCCAATCATAAAAGTTTTGATTGGTGTACGTAGCATCTACGTTGTTATTGGCAAGAAAACCGTGTGAGCCATATACAAAAATAAATGGATACAATACACACACCCCACCATCAACACTAATTGGTTTATAGGTAGGGTTTTGACCTTGGCTATCGCACAGGCCAGAAAAGAAGTACGTGTTGTTTGAATCTGGTGTTACGTTACCTGCTAATACTTGAGTCGTTACACCGTTGTCAATATTGACCAGGTTTAAACCAGGGTGTGCAAAACAAGACAACGCTCCACCTTGTGGGCTAAATTGCGCGTCAAACTGCCAGTCATTCCGATATGGGCCATTTACTGGATCAGGTGTAAAGATAGTATCATTTGTCCAGATCTTGCTAATAGTTCCAGCTGGTGCTGCGGGGGTAAACGTAATGGTAGTTTGACTTGGCCCTGTGGTATGAACCGATGTGGCAATTGTATAAACTGTTGGTGTGCCAGTTTGACTAAGAATAAAAGTTTTGGTCGGCGCAAAAGTAGTCGTGGCATCACCGGGCACAATCACTTGGGTTGTGGTATTTGATGTTACATTAGCAAATACAGAACCACGAAGAAAGTCAACAGTAAATGGACCACTGCCAGAACTAAAAGACGTACCAGTTGTAAAAACATCTAAGGTCTCCGCGTTACCGGCAAAAACGTAGTTAACACCGTTATACGGTATGGCAATCATGCCACGGTAAATACCATTAAACGCTGTGAAAATGGTCTTATAACCACCCATCTTTTTAGGGTCACCACGTTGAAAACGACACCATACACCATCTGTGTATTGGTCGTTTTGAAATACTGTACCGTCGCGTTTAATCCCAGCCGGTATTGCTAGGCTGTAGATGGATGTATATTGCGAGGTGTCTTGTTGCTGATTATCAGCGGCCATTTAAAACGATCCACCAGTTATTAACCCAGCTGTTAAAGTCCCGGTAATATTTGCCGAACCAGCACCTAATGCGTTGGTGATAGTTGCTGAATCAGCGCCTAATGCGTTGGTAATGGTTGCTGAATCAGCGCTTAATGCACCACTAACTGTTGCTGTAGTAGTATTAATTGTTGGAACATTTAATGTTGCTGCAACTGTTACTAATGGCTGTAATACATTTGAATTATCTATATTGATAATCTCAGTGCTATTAGCAGACAATCCAAGTACACTAGTACCAACTAGATACATACCTGTGTGGGTATCACCAGTAAATGAATACGATGGTAATCCTGCAGAACCGTTAGACGCGTAGAAAATACCTGTTGAGCTTTGAGTTAAAGTGTATAGATTTAAACCATCACTAAGCACAACCACCACACCACCAGCGGCTAATACCAATGGCGGCTGTGAACTACCAGATACCACAAAGTTAATATTGTAGCCTGTTTGATTAGTATTATTAACCAAAATGTAGATTTGGGTAATGGATGGTAAAGTGACAGTCAATGTGGTTGAACGTGAACCAGACTGTGCAATGTATGTTTGAATGATTGGCGCATAAGCTACTAAGCTTAATGTTGAGCCAGGGATACTATCCACATCATAAGTTGCTGATGTAAAGGTTACATTTGACGGGGCTGTAAAGCCAACGGTAATAAAGTTACCAGTGTTACTATCATAAATAACATAGCCTGAGTCGCCAGGGTTAGCTGTAATAGTAGCTTGTCCGTTAATGACAGACGGGGAAACTGGAGTAATAGCTAATGCGCCACCACCATTGTTTCTAAAGCCAATATACCAACCAGATGATAGGCTACTTGCAACTGGTAGGTTTATTACACCGTTACCAGTGTTCCAGTTAAATGTGGAAGCGCGGCTAAGATCGTTTAATGTTGGTGTAGCTGTAATGTCAACAACGTTCTGTGTGGTTGCTAGCTGACCAGATACGGTTGTCAAGCCAGCACCTTGCAGTGTTACTGCATCAGCGTATGATGTACCAACTCCAAAAGCAATGTTAGACCAACTACCACCTAGAGTAGTGTTATTAGTAAGATAGAGATACTTAGCAGCGCCAACAGCAACGGTAATTGATTCAGCTCCAGCCGCGTCCGTAATAGTGAACGGAAACGCACCCAAATTGCGGAATAGGATGTCTGATCCAACCGCGCCTTGAGTAGCATCAGGTAATAAGATAACAAGACCGCTAACACTAGCAACGCAATCCATAATGCGGGCTGCAGGAACTTGTGTAGGATTAACGACAGTAGGCCAGTAGAGCTGAGTGTTGGAACTAAAGTTGAGAGCATAGTATGATACATCCGTAGGTTGGATGACATTGCCTGTGAAGGGGGAAGTGTATGTTGTCATATATTATGGCTCTTGTACTGTAGTGTTTCTATCCACACGACGAGCGTTATCTTCTTTCTTAAGAGCAGCTAGTGCGTCTGTGTAATAAGATTTCCACACAGGAAGCTTGTCAAGAGCTTTGAGGTAGCCCTGTGCTTGGAGTAGTGTTCCAAATAACATCGCCTGTGGCGCTTCTCTAGTAAATAGATTTTGCTGATTGGTTGTATCTAACGGCTGAATTTCGCTGTAGTAAATTATTTCCACTGGCGTTGCTGCAGCAGGTGCTGGTGCAATCGACCAGTTATTGTAGTCATATTCGGCGTAATAAAGAGGTGTTGCTGGTGTAGACTCAGATTGATACTGAGCTACATAATCTTGTGAGCGCATTAAAATAGGTTTGCCGTTTGACTTTAGTGAAACTGTTTTTCTCCAACGCGCTGGCTTAGCTACAACAACTTGGTTTTGAGCCAGTGTTGTTTCAACAACGGTCAACTGCAAATAGGTTTTAAGTTCAGCAGCAATAGCAGATTCAGCCAAACCAATTAAGCTAGGAATCTGAGCGACAAACTGCGCGTCATTACGTTCCATGTAATTTTGCACATCGGATACCAAATTGTCGTAGGTCATTACGTATGCGTTGGTCATCTTGTGTAGTAACTGATGTTAGGTTGGAAATAAATCGGCGATTTGTCGCGATCTTCTTCGCTAGCTTGTATAAATGCTTTTTCAGCCTGCATCTCTAAATACTGAACACGCGCCATATCTGTGCCAGGTAATTGTAATGATAGGCTATGAGACAATTGTTTTTGGACACAGTTTAGCCAACGATCTGGAACATAAATTTGATTGGTCAACGAGCCAACGTCTTGCATCTGAACTTCAACAACTAATTGGAACATTTGAAAATCGTTGTTAGGAACTGGCCATAGATACATTGATGGCTCAATTTGTCTGTCAAACCAATATTGCAATGAACGTACTGATGGAAACTGTTTGTTTGGTAAGTTCCAGTAATCATCGCGGTTTAAGCGAGCTAATGGAATGACCTGTTGGCTAGTAGAAAATACAATCTGACGTATTGAGAACGTGGGTAACACGGTCTCACGCAGACGATAGTATTGATAGTTTGGTGTAGTGGAGATATTAAAGTACTTCCACTCACGATCTTTTAATGTAGTCGCTGGAAACTGTTGGATTAATGTCCAAGTAATTCCATCGTTACTGACTTCATAAGCAAAGTTATAAGTTGTTGTACCACCACCAGTAGCATAGCCATTAAAGCCAACATAAAACACCGGGCGTGGCTGTGGGTATGTTAGACCAAAGTAATTCTCACCAACGGTTGATGTAGCAACTTGGTCTAAATTTTGATCAAATACTGTGGGTGATTGTGCGTTGTCAACTGGAAGATACGCGGATGCAGCTGAGTTAACAATATAGACCCAGTTTGACTCACGTACGTCGATAACTGTTTTAGGTAGGACTAGTTGTTGTTGCGCTGTTAAAGCGCCGTAGAGTTGATTTTCTAACAGCCAAAGGTTTACACCACGGTTAGATAAATTTTGTAAGTTGTAAAACAAAGCCTGTTTGGCCGCGTTTGTATACTCAGGCGTCATTTCCTCGGCCTGTTTTCCAGCCTCACGAAATGCGTATGAAATTAGTTGATCAACATTGACTGTTGTCTGACCAGTCGTCCCAGAATAAGCCAAGATTATCTTCCTCGTCCGGCAGATTTTTTCATTACTTTTTGTGGCAGATTAGGCTTTGCTTTGCCAGCTTTAACAAACTCTTTACCAACCTTTTTAGGGATGCCTAAAGTAGACTTGCCAGCGGCTGCAGCGTACATAGCCTTCATTTGATCTTTACTGGTCATTGGCATATTACTTTGCCTTTCCGCCAAGCATCTTGGCAAGTTTAGAACCTGATTGTGCTTGCTTATCTAAATTTTCTTGAGCGACTTTGTTTTGCTCTGGTGTACCAAGAATGTTGTTCTTAATATCTGTACCAACAGATTTAACAGTATCTAAAAAACTGCCACCAGCTGCATACTTACCACCCATGCAGAGTTTAGTAGCTTTAATCTTTTTGGTCTTTTCAATGTTGTCTAAATCACCAGCTTTTTTCTTGGCACCATAAACATTATCTACAGAGCCACCAGCTTTAAATTTTTTAACTGTGCCTACAGACTTTTTCGCACGACCGCCCTTTTTAAGTTTGGATAGGTCTGTGTGCTCACCCTTGTGTTCCTGTTCGTCATGGATACGGATAGCCTTTTTGACAATAGCCTTATCCTGTGCAATATCAGCAGAGTTTGTCTTTTCTACAGATTTGCGTGATTTGTATTTAACAGCGCCGCCCTCTTTGTAGCAGCCCATTTTAGGATTTGATTTAAAATCTTCCACTTCACTTCCCCTTTTGATAACTTATAACATCATTTACTAATTGTATGAGATGTTCAATTCCATGTGAGCCTAACGCACAATTTAATGATGTAACTATTATGCGACAATTATTTTTAGTATATCCTAAATTTGAATCTATTCTATCAATCGAAGGAGAATCCGGGTGGGTTTTGTGATTTCCTAATTGAGTAAAATTAAATTTTCTTCCGCTTAATTCACAAGTTTCTTCTTCTAACTTTTTTAAAACCCAATCCAGTGTTAAATCAAATTCTCTATTATATTTTGAAGATCTGTATTTTGCTTTATTTAAAAGTGCTTTTGCGCGGCCAAGTATAGTTTTTCTTGATTTTGCTTGAGCTTCTTTAGTTAAAATTTTATGTAATTCTTTTTTGTTTTTAAATTTTAAAGGACTTAACCATGTTTCATGGGTAAATCCATCTTTTTTAATTGGTGGTGTATACCCCCAAAATAAAAAACCATCTTTTCGTATTTTACCTCTAACAAAAGGTTTCCCGGTATCCGGGTCTAATCTTTTCATTTTTAACTCCACAGTAGTTTAATATGTGGAAGCTAGTTTGGTTCTGTGGTCCAAACAGGAGCTGCAGGCTCTGTTCACTTCCTATATACAATAATGCACAAAATCAAGGATTTACGCCCTAAATACCGCTTAAAAATAGCTCTTTTTCACGTTTTCTACGAGGAAGCAATTCTGGTTGTTTTGACCACATAAGGATAGCTTCTGCGGCGCCTTTAATGTCATTATTATTGATTCTTTTTACTACAGTGGAGTTTTTAAATGCTGTTGATCCAATGTTATAACATAAGCTGTATAAAGCGTCGTATTGGTTCTGGCTAAGGGGTACCCTCACCGAACTCTCTACGGCCTCGCTACACCACTTTAAATCGCTTCTAAGGAGCTCTTCTACCTGCTCGTCTGTCAGGGTGGCTGTAATAAGGTGCTTTTCGTTTTCCTTGATTAAGTGCCCGACTCCAATGCTCCATAATCCACGAGTGTCCTTGTAGGCCTTGTTTCTAGCACCCTCTTCTTTGGTGATGTACTCTAAGGTCGATTTGGCGATTGCCATAATGTTTTCCTCAATGTGGGTAAAACGGTCTGTTAGGTGGATTACTGCAAATATTCCTAACAGCCATAATGCTACAGCGACTACTTTTTTCATTTTTACTCCTTACTCTGCGTATACAATAATACACAAATTGGGGTGTTACTTATCTTTTTTGTTCCAAAGGTCAAATAGTACTTTGACTTTTTCTTCCAAAACAGCGACTCGGTTGTCTGTCTTGGCAAGTACAATAACAAGTGATACAAAGGCTAGTAAAAGCGGCCATATTTTAGCCAAAATGTCTAAGGTGTCCATTATTTTCTCAACGCGTCGTACTGGTCGTAGCAGGCTGCAAGTCCTTCGCGGATGATGTCTGCTCGGGCAGCTTCCCGCTCAAGAAACTCTGCATCTTCGGCAAAAAGGGATCGCCCAGTTCTACTTTGTCCATTACTGGCACTGTCGGTACGACTGGGACGGCCACGCAGCTGCACAAGAGCATTGTTGAGCTGAGAATTAATGCTAGAGATTTTCTCATTCTTTTTCTTCCTTATTTCGTCGGTGGCTGTTTGATATTGTTCTTGGAGCTTTTGCGTTTGCGCCAATTGTTCAGCTTTGTAACGATCAAATCGAGCGGACTCCAAAGCGTAACCAGTATAGCCAGCGCTAAGTAAAAGAAAACAAGCAATTCCAATTTTGGCATAATTAATTATAGAGAGAGGAAACATTATCTAAACCCCGATATGCGTGGTGAGAATACAAAGGTCGCCTGATACGGGCTGGGTTTGGGGCTCACGTTTTTATCAACCAGTGCACGAATATTCCAGCCAAGATTAACAGACACACAACGAGTAGTGCGAGGTATATGCCAAATCCAAACAAACTGAAAGAGTCCGTTAGCTCGGACCAAGAGCCATCCTGCTTTTGCATTGTTATTATCCTTAATCAAATTGTCACCAATAAAGGTGGCAGTATCGTTGGGAATAAAATAGTGTAGTGCAAATCCGTACGCTGGGTTTCTCCACAGCCAGTGCACCTTAGACCACCAGCATGGTGGAAAGAGATACTGAAATGTTGCATCACCGTCAAGGCTATTGTCTGGAGTCATGAACCAGGACAGCCAACTAGGCAGTCTGGGCCCCATAGCGTATTGAGAATGATTATCATTCCACCCTAACTGCTGTGTGGCAAGAAGGGGCAGTATGGGAGCGAGCAGTACGGCTAATAGGGTCAGAGCCAGACTGATTGGTACTAGGATGATGTACAGAAGGTAGATCATTTATCTTCTGTGCCATCGGGCTCAGCCTTTGACTTCATGGCCACACTAGCACCACCTGCGGCGGAGATAATGCCTAAAGATTCGGCCAGTTCACGGATGTTAACATGACCGTTTACCACCTCGTAAAAGGCTAGGATGATCACGGCGAACATACCAACGAGCCAGGTAAAACGACCAATGTCGTAGGTCTCGTTGTCCTTGCCAGTAAGCAGCTGACGTAAAAACTTGTCCATTAGTCTCTTAGGTCGTCCAGCTTGTCCTCAATTCTATGGACAGCTTTGAGGACTTCTTCCCAGCGGTCAGAGAAGTCTTCCTTGTGGACGTAGTTCTCGGCGATATGGGTACGAAGGTCGTGTAGGTCGAGTTTAAGGACCTGGACCGCAGTCCAAAGCTCCTTACAGAACCAACCACACGCGACACAGATTAAAGGTAATACAGTATTAATTAGGGTTTGCAGATCCACGTTTAGGTCCCGAGGTTTATTATAGTTATGGGTAGACAGGCAGCTAGGCTGCCCGTCTTAATACGACACGGTGGATCTTAGGCTGTTACTACTTCTTTCCAGCTAAGAGTTGGCTCATCCCAAGTGTATACTTTACCGTCAATTGGCATTGCTACAGGAGCTGTCCAAGTCCAAGTAGGAGCAGAAATTGTCCAGCTTGGGAATGGCTGTGGTGCGTAAAACACATCATTCTGTGCGTCGTACGTGTAGCCAATACCTGCGTAGTTAGCGCGTAGTGGTGTACCACCTTGAGTGTGCTTACCACCAATAGTGTTATAGCTAGTTTGAATCCATTGACCAGGTGATGTATCAACGAAAGTGTTAAAGAAATCGGCCTCGGCAACAATTACTTGCTCTACTTTACCGTTGTTTACTTTTGCAAAATGTGACATGTTTTAGTGCTCCTAAGTTAAGCTGTATATGAACCGCTAGATGTAAATTTGATGATTGTGTTGCCACCAGATGTTGTGATAGTTGGGCTGCCAGTTGTTGTACCAGAGTATTTAGCGGTTGGAACAGAAAGAATAACAACGCCCGATCCACCTGATCCAGTGGTAGAATTGTCTGCACCACCACCGCCACCACCAGTGTTAGCAGTTCCATTAGAGCCCGCGGAAGCACCGGCATTACCGCCCGCACCACCACCACCGGAACCTCCGCTACCACCAGGGCCGCCTCCACCGGTTCTGTTTGGATCATAACCACCAGCACCACCACCACCACCAGCATAGGTTACTGATGATCCAGTAATTGAAGACGCAGTTCCGTTACCACCGTTACCACCCGCGCCACTTGTTCCATCGGAACCAACAGCGCCAGATCCTCCACCACCACCGCCACCAAAGGTAGGACCTGCATTACTAGAACCAGTACCACCATTATTTCCCTGACCAACTGTTCCAGTGCCGCCGGGGTCAATATTTCCAGAACCACCACCGCCAGATCCACCACTACCACCGGAACTAAATCCGCCGTATCCGCCACCTATTGCGGCTGTTTGCCCAGTTAAAGATGAGTTACTACCAGGGTTTCCTGTAGTCCCTGGATTTACAGAAGCTCCGCCAGCACCAACAGTTACAGTATAAACAGACCCTGGGGTTAAAGATGCTGTACTGGCTAACAAACCACCAGCACCACCACCACCACCACCACGGTTAACCCTTGATCCACCACCAGCACCACCAGCAACAATTAAGTAACTTGCTGAGTAGGTTGCCGCTGGAGGAGTAATTGCCTTATAGCTAGAGTATGACACCCAACCCTGTGTGGCACCACTGTAAACAAAGGTGATACCCTCGTTGTTTTGGTTTAACACTACGTTGCCAGTTGCACCGTTTAGTTTGTTGCCGTTAGGGTTAATAGTAACGTTGTTCGTAGCAAACGTGCCAGCGTAGTCTAACAGGCCGATAATTTGACCAGCTGTTGGGCTCGCAGGCAGCGTTACAGTGACCGCCGCTGAGGTTGTGTTGATTGGGTACGCTTTACCAGCGGCAGCTGTAAAGCTAGTTGTCTGAACGGTCTGCCAAGCCACACCACCAGACGAGCTGGAGAGTGGCACCACATTGCCGCTAGAGTTTTTGTAATACAAAATGCCGTCGGTGATGTTAATCGCCAACTCGCCGTTTACTAAGTTACCAGCTGTCGGCGTTGCCGCCGCAGTGGTACTGTAGTACAACGAAATAGGTGTGTAGCCTGATTGTGCCATATAAGTATATTCCGTTAATTAAGCAGTGTAGCTGCCAGATGCCGTGAATTTGATGATCGTGTTGCCGCCGGATGTCGTAACAGTTGGGCTGCCTGTGGTCGTGCCAGAATACGATGAGGTTGGTACGGATAGGATTACAACACCGGATCCGCCTACGCCACCATAACCGCCATTACCTGAACCGCCACCGCCGCCGCCGCCAGTATTTGTACCACCTGCGGAACCAGCGGAACCGTTTGGATAACCTCCATCCCCTCCACCACCGTTACCACCAGTACCCGCTGGATTTCCAAATGGCTGGTATCCACCACCGCCACCGCCACCAGCATAGTAAACACTAGAACCAGTTATTGATGATGCGATACCAACACCCCCGTTACCAGAAGTTGTTCCAGAGCTATTGCCACCAGCTGCACCAGCACCACCACCGCCAGGAGCATTTTGTGTACCAGATATAGTACCACCGCTGTTTCCTTGTCCTGCTGTTCCAGAACCAGGTGTGCCATTTGGTCCACCACCACCGCCTCCAGATCCGCCAGACGCTCCATTTTGGTTACCACCAGAACCTCCACCACCACCAATTGAAGTGACAGTAGTTATTCCAGAACCAGAAAGCACAGAATTTGAACCATTACCACCGTTTACTGAAGAGCCGCCAGTACCACCACCACCAACGGTTACGGTATATACCGACCCTGGGGTTAATGATGCTGTGCCAGTTAATAGACCACCAGCACCCGCACCACCAGAATATCCTTGACCACCACCACCGCCACCAGCAACAACTAAGTATGTTGCTGAAATGGTTGTTGGAGCTGGAATGCTGGCGTTAAAGCCGTCAAATATTAGCCAACCCTGTGTAGCGTCTACATAGACGATTGCAATGGCTTCTCTATTAGTGGTTAATTTTTTGTTGGCTGTTGCGCCTAAAAACTTATTGCCATTAGGATTAATAATTAAATTGTTTGTAGCAAATGTGCCAGCAAAATCAACAAGGGCAATAGATTGGCCAGCTGTTGGGCTTGCAGGTAGCGTTACCGTAATAGCTGCGCTTGTCGTATTGACATAGTAGCCATTACCGGCTGATGCTGTGAAGTTAGAAGTTTGGACAGCCTGCCAAGAAAGATTACCGCCCGAGCTGGACAGTGGGACCACCGTGCCAGCTGGGTTCTTGTAAAACAGGATGCCATCAGCTGTATTAATAGCGAGCTCACCATTACCCAAATTGCCTGCTGTGGGTGTGTTTCCAGTAGTGGCGCTATAGTACAGCGAAATAGGAGTATTACCAGTTTGTGCCATATAAGTATATTCCGTTAATTAAGCAGTATAGCTGCCGCTAGAATTGAAGGTCAAAATTTTGTTTGAGCCAGATGTGGTCACTGTGGGTGAGCCAGTCGTTGTGCCAGAATAGTTGGCTGTCGGTACGGATAGAATGACTACGCCTGATCCGCCATTACCTCCAGTTTTACCACTAGGTCCGCCACCACCACCGCTTCCAGTATTTGCAGTTGCCGACGTTCCATTGCTACCTGCGTTACCGCCGTTTCCTGCTCCTCCAGATCCTCCAGATCCTCCGTTACCTGTTACGTTCGGTGAACCACCGCCACCACCTGCATAAGTTACTGAAGAGCCAGTAATGCTAGATGCTAAACCATTGCCGCCAGTACCACCTTGAGAATTAGAAGCTGTACCACCTGCGCTACCTGCACCACCGCCACCTCCAGATGCACTTGGGTTACCAGCATTATTTTGGTATCCTGTACCACCTGCGTTACCTTGGCCTGTTGTGCCTGCACCACCAGGATACGCGCTAGGGTCTGTCCAAGCACCTCCACCGCCAGAACCGCCTGCTGTACCTGCACCAGTTCCACCCCATGCTCCTGGACCACCACCTATTGATGTAATAGAAAGTCCAGAAATTGATGAATTATTGCCTGCAGTTGCTGGGTTTCCTGTTGTTCCGCCTGCGCCTACAGTAATTGTATACGTTGTACCAACTGATAAAGCAGCTGTGCTTGTTAATAAACCGCCCGCACCACCACCGCCACCTGCATATCCTGGGCCACCAGCACCACCAGCAACAACTAAATAACTTGCTGTGTAAGTTGCTGGAGCTGGGTTGCTACCCAAGAAGCCAGCATAGGGTAACCAACCTTTGGTAGAGTCAATATAAACAAACAGCAAAGATTCTCTATTGGTAGTTACAATTACGTTACCAGTAGAGCCTAGTATCTTGCCACCATTCGGATTAATTGTTAAATTATATGTGGCAAAAGTGCCAGCATAGTCAACAAAGCCAACAGCCTGACCAGCGGTTGGGGAAGCTGGTAGTGTTGCTGTTACGCCAGCTGATGTGGTATTAACTGGGTAGCCTTTACCAGCTGATGCTGTAAAACTAGAAGACTGTGTAGACTGCCAAGAAACAGCAGCAGAACCAAAAGACAGAGGCACCACTGTGCCGCCTGTGTTTTTGTAATAGATAACTCCATCGGCAGTATTGATCGCGATTTCGCCATTTACCAAGTTACCAGCAACGGGGATATTCCCCGTTGTGGAACTATAGTAGAACGAAATGGGCGTATATCCAGATTGCGCCATTTTGTATGCTCTTTCTAATTAAAATGTACCGCCAGATAGCGTATTTGCTGGGTTAAACGGTGTAAAGCCCAGTGCAGTTGTTACGTTAGAACTGGTCAATACTATACCATAACCTGACAATGTTGTCGACTTAGCTGCGTATGTTGAAGCTGCTGTAGCCGCTGTAATAGCGTCAGTGATACCGTAGCCTGCCAATGTGGTTGCCTTGTCAGCCTTAAGCGCCAATGCTGTATCAACCGCTGTCTTGGTGTAAGCATCAGTGATGCCATAACCGCTCAGTGTTGTTGCCTTAGCCGCATAAGTAGACGCTGCAGTAGCAGAAGTCAATCCGTCAGTGATACCGTAGCCAGCTAGTGTTGTTGCCTTAGCCGCATAAGTAGACGCTGCAGTAGCTGCAGTAATCGCATCAGTAATGCCATAACCGCTAAGCGTTGTTGCCTTATCAGCCTTCAAACCTAACGCTGTGTCAGTAGCTGTCTTGGTGTACGCATCAGCAATACCGTAGCCTGCTAAAGTAGTAGCTTTAGCTGCGTAGGTAGACGCTGCAGTAGCAGATGTTAAACCATCAGTAATACCGTAGCCAGCCAGTGTTGTTGCCTTAGCAGCCTTGCCAGACACAACGTTAGTCAATGCAGAAACTGCAGACTCGTCGGTTGCTAACTGGTCAGCGATCTCTTTGAGCGTGTCTAACGCAGCGGGAGCAGCGCCAACAACGGCAGCAATCGCTGAGCTAACATCGCTAGGACTTGCTGGTGTGTAGCCAAGTGCTGTGCTGATTGAGCTAGTTGTAACGTTTGCGTTTGAACCTGCAGGACCTGTTGCGCCTGTAGGACCAGTGGCACCAGTTGCGCCTGTATCACCCTTAAGACCTTGGATACCTTGAGGACCTTGTGGACCTGTAGCACCTGTAGCACCTGTTGCGCCTGTATCACCCTTCAGACCCTGGATACCCTGTGCGCCTGTTGCACCAGTGTCACCCTTAGGACCTTGAATGCCCTGTGGACCTGTAGCGCCAGTTGCGCCATCAGCACCAGCTGCACCTGTATCACCCTTAAGACCTTGTGGACCTGTAGCGCCAGTTGCACCTGTATCGCCTTTTAAGCCCTGTGGACCTTGTGGGCCTGTAGCACCAGTTGCACCGTCAGTACCGTTTGTACCAGCAGCGCCAGTGTCGCCCTTAGGACCTTGGATACCTTGAGCGCCTGTAGCACCTGTTGCGCCTGTATCACCTTTGAGACCCTGAATACCTTGAGGACCTTGTGCGCCTGTTGCGCCTGTGTCGCCCTTAGCACCAGTAGCACCTGTGTCGCCTTTTAACTGAGCAACTACAGCGCTTGGCAATGTGGTAACGTTAGACAGATCAGCGTTAGCTTTAGTAGCCAAACCAGTGTTAACAAAAGCCTCAGTTGCTAAAGCAACTTCTTGTGATGTTGGACCAGCTACCCACTTACCTACTGTCTCATTCCAGATCAAACGCTGACGAGCTAGATCGCCACGGTCAATTTCAATACCTGCAACGTTTAATGTAACGCCAGAACCCAACTCACCCTTGTTCATGGTGATGATGTTGTCCTTGATTGTAGTTACTGTAGACTCAATACTAGTTACAGTGCCCTTAACGTCAAAGTTACCGCTAACAGTTAAATTGCCAGAAACAGTTTGGTTTCCGATAATTGCTGTTGTGGGAGCAGTAAATGTGTTCTGTGTAGCAGAGCTGATTCTTGTTAAACCACCAGTGCCAGTTGACTGGATAACTACGTCAGCATTTGCAGCACTGGCACCAATTGTTGTGGAAGCCTGTGAGTCAAGTACCAATGTACCAGAACCAGTTGTAGAAATACGCATACCCTGATTGGTATCAGCTGTAAACGTAATCGTGTTTGCTGAAGATCCTAAAACAGGAACGCCGTCAACGTACAATGTGTTTGCGTCAATATGCAAAGATTTGGTGTACAAAGCGCCGAACTTATCAATAGATGATCCGATGTTAGACACACCAGAAACAGCTGGCATAATGTCGCCAGATACTGTCAAGTTTTTAGTCGCAAAGTCAGCAGTAGCAGAACCAGATTGATTAGCTGGTGTATAGCCCAATGCTGTAGCAATAGAGCTGCTTGTTACACTAGCGTCTGTACCATTCGCGCCTGCAGGGCCTGTAGCACCAGTGTCGCCCTTAGGACCTTGGATACCCTGTGGGCCTTGTGCGCCTGTTGCGCCTGTGTCGCCCTTAGCACCTGCAGGGCCTGTTGCGCCTGTAGCACCAGCGGCACCAGTTGCACCTGTGTCGCCCTTAAGACCTTGTGGACCTTGAGCACCAGTAGCACCAGTTGCACCTGTATCACCCTTTAAGCCTTGTGGGCCTTGAGCACCGGTTGCGCCTGTATCGCCTTTAGGACCTTGAGCGCCAGTTGCGCCATCAGTACCGTTTGTGCCGTTTGCACCATTAGGACCAGCTGGACCTTGTGGGCCAGTAGCACCAGTATCACCCTTATCGCCCTTGAGCTGAGCAACTACGCCAGCTGGCAATGTGATAACGTTAGATAAATCTTTGTTTGCTTTGTTAGCAACAGTTGCTGTTAAAGCAGACGCTGCAGACTCATCAGCTGCTAATTGGTCAGCGATTTCTTTTAATGTGTCAAGTGATGCAGGGGCGCCATTAACAACAGCGGCAATAGAGGAGTCAATCTGACCCTGAATGTTTGCGCTTGTTAATACTTCGCTACCGTTAACCTTAACGCCAGAGGAGTCAATCATAACTGCGCCGCTACCAACGTTAATCGCTGTTGCGCTAACCTGTGGTACGTCGATTGAGTCTGGAGCTACTACCAACGCATAACCGACAGTACCAGTGGTAAATGTCAGTGTAAATGTGTTGATGTCAACGTTTTGCTTACCTACGGAAATAATATTTCCGCTAGTATCTTGAACCTGAACCCAAACGTTTGTTGTGCCAAGGTTGTGACGTACTGTCCAAACTTGAGCAGCTGCACCTTGAGTGTGTACGTATGAATGTGTCTTGTTAGCGAACGGATACCATGTTGTTAGTCCGCCCATTTGAATATAAGCATAGATACACTGATCCTTGATGATCATTGTACCTACAGCTGGATTGGTTGGGAATCCAGCCTCGTCTTTTGTCATTACCAATGCACCGTGAAGCGCTAGGTCGTTTAGTACTCTTGTTTCCATTATAGTTCCTTTGGAGGTGTTATGCCACGCATGTACGCCTGACCAGTAGCAACCAACTTCATCACGCTCAGAGTGTCGTAACTCTGGAGTATTCTGTTTAATAACTCTTCTGTAGTGATGTGACTGCCTGCATAGTCAGCTCTTAATTTTTTAATATCATCCGCGACACGATACAACCACTCTGAAATTCTCTCCGCATCAGTCATGCTTTGCAATTACCTTCTCGGCACTTTCGTAATAACGTTTAAGCCAGTCAATGTTTTCCACTAACTGCGCCCTGTCATCCTCACTAAATTCTTTGACTTCTTCAACAATCTGGGCTAATTCTCTAACCTGAGATTCGATCTTTTTTAATGCTTGAGGTACTGTCTTTATTAATAAAAAGTTAAAGTTTGATAATTTGCGCATGTCGGTGAGGGGGATTGCTCCCCCTCTCCTATATTACAATGTTACTGCGTTACGTACAATTGCTTTAACCTTCAAGGCTGTAGACAAGTATACCTTAACTGTGTTTGCGTCAAATTCTTGAACGGAAACGATGTCGTTGTAGTACAAGCCATCAGCACGTTGAACCTTAACAGCGATTTCAACAAAGCTAGCGTTCAAGTTGTGAACGATAGTGTGTGTTGTTGCAGCTGTAGTAGCTTCAAATGTGAAGATTGTTGCGTTGTAGTCGCTACGAATAGCAGCATCAGCAGCAGCACGAGCTGTAGCTTCAGCAGATTCAGCAGCTGTAGCACGTGTAACTTCAGCAGCTAAGTCGCTTGCAATAGCAGCTTCAGCAGCAGTAGCACGGAGTGCCTCAGATGCAGTAGCAGCAGCGTTAGCAGCTTCAGCTGTTTGTGCACGTGTTGTTTCAGCAGCGATGTCGCTTGCTAAACCAGCTTCAGCAGCTTGAGCGCGTGTTGTCTCAGCAGAGTCAGCAGCTGCGCGAGCAGATGCTTCAGCAGCGATATCACTTGCCAAACCAGCTTCAGCAGCTTGAGCACGAGTAGCTTCAGCAGCAATAGCAGACGCGTTAGTAGCGTCACCAGCTGCACGTGCAGTAGCTTCTGCAGTTACAGCAGCAGCGCGAGCAGATGCTTCTGCAGCGATATCTGATGCCAGGCCAGCTTCAGCAGCTTCAGCGCGTGACTTTTCAGTAGCAATAGCTGTTGTGAGTGTTGCCTCAGCAGCTTGTGCACGGTTTGTTTCAGCTGTATCAGCAGCAGCGCGAGCAGCAGCTTCAGCGGAAATGTCAGATGCTAAACCAGCTTCAGCTGTTTGTGCACGTGACTGCTCAGCAGTAACGGCAGCAGCACGAGCAGTAGCTTCAGCAGCAATGTCAGAAGACAATGAAGCTTCAGCAGCTTGAGCACGTGTTGTCTCAGCAGAGATAGCAGATGCGTTTGTAGCATCGCCAGCTACGCGAGCAGCAGCTTCAGCGGAAATGTCAGATGACAAGCTAGCTTCAGCAGCTTGAGCACGTGTTGTCTCAGCAGAAATGTCAGAAGACAGGCCAGCTTCAGCAGCAGTTGCGCGGCTAACTTCAGCAGCGATAGAAGCAGCGTTAGATACGCCATCAGCCTTAACTTCGTCAATAGCAGCAACGATAGTTGACTTGTCATTAGTTGTCAGGTCAGAGAGGTTACCAATCTTACCGTTAACTTGACCTTCAACTGTTGTTACACGAGCGTCTAAAGCAGCTTCAGCAGCTTGTGCACGTGTTGTTTCAGCAGACTCAGCAGCTTGTGCACGAGTAGCTTCAGCAGCAATGTCAGATGCCAAACCAGCTTCAGCAGCAGTTGCACGAGTTACTTCAGCGTCCAAATTGCTTTGAACTGTAGAAACCATACCTTCGATAACGTTAACGATATCTGGGTTGTTCTTGAGTGCAGCAGCTAATTCAGTGATAGTATCCAATACAGCAGGAGGAATACCGCCTAACAATTCAGCTTTAGCAGCGTCTGTGTAAGCCTTAGCTTCAGCTTTAGCAGCGTCGGTGTAAACACCAGCAGCAGCCAAAGTAGCAGCGTCGCCAGCTTGACGAGCAGCAGCTTCTGCAGAGATGTCAGATGCTAAAGAAGCACGAACAGTCTCAAGAGCAGCGTTAGCAGAGTCAACATCGCTGATTGTCTTAATTACAACAGCACCAGTGTTATCAAGTGCAGAATACTTTACAACTTTCTCAACTGAATTGAACCAAACACGACCAGCAGCAACCGGTGTTGGATCTGTTGAGAGGATTTCGAGATTTAAGTTCTCGACATAGGCATTAGCCGCTAGGGTTATACCGTGAAATACTGGAAAATTCGCCATGAGTCATTACTCCAAATAATTGTTATAGATTTATCTCGACACGACCCAATTAATTAAACTACAAAACGTCTCAACACTAGTAGTTCCTGATCAACTCTTAACGCATCAGAACTAGCATGTTTTACTCGCCAATCTACCTCTGGTGTATCGCTAAGGAACTGGAACATATTGTCCTTGTATCCTATTAGTTCTCCACCGTTCGCTTTAATATAAGCTGCGAAGTGCATCTCGCGCTTATGGACTGCAATCTTAAATTCCATAAAGTGTCATTCAATTGTTATACAATGAAGATCACATTAGCGCGACCAGTCATTGCCTCGGTTAAATTAATGACGATTTCACTCTCTGATGTGGCTTGAGTATTGGCAAAAAACTTAGTATTGTTAGTGTCAAAAAGATCTAACATGTACTTTGTTGTGTTTAAATTATGCTCAATGACCCAGGTTCGTTCAGGGACTGAAAATTCGTATGATTCCGCAACAGCGGTGAATCCGGATGAATTGGCAGTTCCGTAAACTCTGCCGTAAACCGTAGCAAAGTATTGTTGTGCCATTGGTTAAATCCCCGCTTGTACTACTCGTAATGTTGCCGTCCCAGATGTGTACGCTGTAACTCTAAATCTTACCGCCACGACAGGATAAGCATAAAATCCATCGGCAGACGTTTGCACGTTTGACAAAAACGGAAACCAAGTCGCTGCAGCAATAGACGCCTGGTCTGTGATTTTATTGTATGTATGCTCCACGGTGTATGTCATTACTGCACCGGGGGAAAATGTTACTGCTAGGCCGACGTTAATCGGTGTAATGTTTAAGTCCAATGGAACTACTTGACTAATTCCAGTTGAGCTTAACGAAGTTGTCATTGGCGTTGCCATAGTATCCTCTTAGAAAGTTCCGCCAAAAATACCGGTTGTTGCAGTCACTGTGGATACGGAAACTGTTCCGCCTGTAATGTTCACGTTGTTCGCATTTTGCGTTGACATCGTGCCAAGTCCAGTAATTGCTGTATTTGGGATGTTACTAAATGTGTTTGTTGAGCCACTGATTGACTTATTAGTCAATGTATCTGTAGTAGCTCGGCCTACCAATGTATCTGTAGACGTTGGCAGTGTCAGTGTGCCAGTGTTTGAAATTGTTGCAATAGTTGGCGAGGTTAAAGTTAAACCTGCCACTGTAGTAGTTGTTCCACCTAATGTTAAAGTAGAAGAGCCTAATGTAATTGTACTATTTGCTAACTGAGCGTTACTAATTGTGCCGTTTAAGTCTGTTGTTGGTATGGTGGACGATGCAGTAAGCGCAGATGTTCCACTGCCTTTTACGTAACCTGTTAGTGTTGACGCTCCTGTACCACCATTACCAACTGGTAATATTCCTGTTACGCCAGTTGTCAGCGGTAAACCCGTTGCGTTAGTAAGAGTTACTGATGTGGGCGTACCAAGGTTTGGCGAAGTTAGTGTAGGGCTTGACGCTCTTGCAAATACGCCGCTTCCTGTACCGGTGTATTCTGCACTGGATAAATGGTAGTACTGGCTGGATGAACCACCCTGTAAACCACCGAGACCATTATGCAATGTTACTAACGGTGTTAATACGTTTGATGCGTAATCTGTTCCATTATAAGTGGCAGTTACAGTTCTATTGGCATTTGATGTTGTAAACCCAATTCCACCCAATGCATCTGTTGCGTTAATTGTAAATGCTGGCTGTGTAGTCTGTACAATATACAGGCCATAGTTTGGAGTAATGTTGGTAATTGCTGGAGATGTTACTCCGAACAAATTATGCCAAAGACTACCGTTAACCGCTGTTTCGTTTGCATAAGTGCTTGGTACTGCAATGGTAACAACTGTGTTAGAAGTCTTTGCCGTGATTTGATAAAGACCTTGCGGTGTTTCCAAATAATCCGCCACTGTATTAGTAGCAGATGCAACGGCTGTTGAAAAGAACGACGATGATGCCGTTACTGTTCTGGACGTTCCAGTTCCAGTTGTTGTCAGCGTGATGCTTGATGCTGACGAAAATATAATTTGGTATGTATTGCGTGTAAACGTTGTTACACTTCCACCAGCGGTTGAGTTAACACTAGCGTAAATGTCAAACGTCCATTGACCTGCGTCTAATACTGTTCTGCCTAATGGTGCAGACTGTAAGCCAATTGCGGCAACAGTATTATTATTTGGGTTAGATGTTGCTGTCTGTGTGCCACCTGCAGTTACTGGAGTTGTTGCCAGTGTAATAATTGGTAGGGTGTTGTTTGTCCCTGTACCTGTTATTAGTGGTGTAGCATTCCAAAAACTAATGCCTTGACCAGCACTACCGCTTGGGTTATTTGATACGTTTACCCAGTTAGATCCATTCCACCCTAACAGCTGACCCAACACAGGTCCACTTACGTTTACATCGGTTAGGTTTGTTAGTGGGAAAGAACCAGACCCACCCAAACTGATTGATGTGCCACCAACTGTGATAGCGCTGTTTGTCAACCCACTGTTTGGAATTGTTGTATTAATTGCACTAGCAGGAATGCTAATTGTGTCGTTTACTATAGAAGTAATCTGACCTTGCGCATTTACTGTAATCTGCGGAGTTTGGCTTGGTGAGCCATAAGATCCAGAAACTACTGTTGTATTTGCCAGTGCTATTGTAACCGGGGATGATCCGTTATAACTTGTGCCAGATAATCCTGTGCCAATTGTTAAAGCACTAGAAGAGGCAGCGGTAACTGTTATTGAGCCACCTAAACTGACACTGTTACCGTTAATGGTAATTGCGCTGTTTGATAACTGGCTGTTACCAATATTGCCTAACGTGCCGCCTAATGTTAGGCTGCCTGCGCTTGTTACTGTACCAGTGAGTGTAATCCCGTTTACTGATCCAGTGCCAGATACAGAAGTTACTGTTCCCTGCGGATTTGCTGCAGTTGTTACGCTAGTTACTCTACCATACGTATCAACAGTAACAACCGGAATTAATGATGACGATCCCGTTGTACCTGGTGTAACAATTCCCGATGTTAAGTTAATTGTAGGTACTGCACCAGTTCCGCCGATGCTTAACGTACTTGATGTAATGTTTGTTACATACGTGCCTGCGGGCTGTTTACTATTAAATGTATTCCAGTCGGTGCTTGTCAAATAGCCATTTGTTGAACTACTTGCAGCGGCCATACTAATTGTCGGTGTTGCGCCACCAGATGATACTACTGGCGCTGTGCCAGATACTGATGTTACTGTACCAACGTTGATCGAGCCACCTAGGCTTGTGGGTGTTCCGTTGATAGTGATAGCACTATTGGCCAACTGAGCATTTGAAATGGTGCCACTGAGATCGGTTGTAGGGATCGTAGCCGAACCAGTGATTGCGCTGGTCCCATTACCTTTCAAATAGCCAGTTAGGGTTACAGCTCCCGTCCCGCCGCTTGTTACGCCCAACGTACCAGCCAGGGTCACTGCGCCAGTGGTTGAGGTAGATGGTGTTAGTCCAGATAACGATGTTTGGAAAGATGTTACGCCAATCGCAGGCACATTTTCCCAGTTTACATCATAGTCTGTATTGCTTACTTTGTAGAGGATTTGGCCTGTTGTTCCGCCAGCTGGAATACCAACACCTGGAATACCTTGAGGGCCTTGTGGGCCTGTAGGACCAGTTGCGCCGGTTGCGCCTGTAGCACCTTGAATACCCTGATCTCCGCGTGGAATGACAAACTCAAGATAGGCGTCGTTGATAGAGCCTGCGTTTGTGACACTCGCATTCGTCCCGGGTAGGCCTGTTGTGGTAGAGTAGACCTGGATTGTGGCTGCATAGCCACGTGGGCCTTGTGGGCCGATTGGACCTTGTGGTCCTGTAGGACCACCTAGGTTGGCAATAGCTTGTAATTGGGCCTGTTTAGTGACCCCATTTTGCACGACAACCGATAACTCATTGCCAGTGAGTGGCCCTGTTATTACCGGTAGTTGTGATATGCTCTGATTGGCCATTTTATTATTCTGTTAGGTTGCCAGATTCCCCAGCGGTTGTGGCCTGCTCTGGAGTCTGAGTAACAAAAAACTCATTACCGTTCAACGGTCCTGTGTTTAATAGGTTACCACCAATTGGGCCTGTTGCAACCGACACGTCTGGGCGGGGGAACCGCAACGCAATGTTCTCTGTTTGACGCGCTGGCAAACGCCATGGGTCAAAGTTATCCTTATCGTCCTTACAAACCCTCATACCGGGAAAGTTAGGATCGGGCATTAATTCTGTATAGGCAAACTTTCGGGAGCATCTGTCGCATATTGCTACAGATAAAACCGAATTACCCCGAGTATCGAGGTATACCGGCATTATTTGCCTCCGGATTGGATTACTGTAAGCGTATCACCCTGTGTCGCACCAGACAAACGAATTGCACGGTATGGCTGTGTTAAATATGTCGCTGTGTTTGGCGCTGATGCTGGAGCCGAGATCCAGCTAAACGACGGCGCTACATACTGGCCTGTCGTGCTAACTGGAAATGGATTGGTCGTTGTAACTTGAACAGTTCCAGAACCAGAGTTTGCATAGTTTACTTGAAACGGGGAAATATATTGGTCGAGCACAACTGGGGGTGTTACCCCAGTGTTATCGGCCGTTACAATTATTTCACGCATGGTTACTCCCTAAGAGTTGAATTAGGAGTTTGTTAAACCAGAGCCGTAAGGTGTGATTGTACCGTTGATGTTGCGTGGTGTGTAAGTTACGCTCAATGTACCAACTGCGCTTGCGCCAGCTGTATAGCTAACTGCTACATCAGATGTACCAACATTTGCCAAAAGAGCAACTGCAGCTGAACCTGAAGCAAAAGTGATAGTATTTACACCAGCGGCGTCGGACAATGTGCCAACTGCTGTACCAGCGACGGTAACGTTTGTTGCGCTAGGTGTACCAGCTGCTGTAGTAACATAGTCACGTACGTTAGCGATGATTGAACCAGCTGGGAGTACGATAACTGTAGGTACGCCGCCAACGATAGCTGCTTGTACTGTGCATTCTGCTGCGCCAGTGTTGTCTGGGGCGATTACGCCGTTGTTTGTTGGGTTATTGCGCTTGTTAATGCGAATGGGCGCGGTAAATGTGGTTGACATGTTCTGTTCCTTGGTCTCAGTGGGTATCCCAAGCTGTCTCTGAGTGCGTCCTGCCGGGAAGGGTCGGCGGTCAGAATGGGATTATCTTCCTTATATATAATAATGCAACTTTTTCAAAAAAAGCGCCCTAAATTTGGTACTTATTTGACTTTTTTACATTTTCCTCACCAGGGATAACCCTAAGATTGGAAAACACGTGTAAACCATACACTTTTTTGCCCTGTAGGGGAATAATATGGTCTACATGGTGGGTAACGCCAGTCTCGCGGGTGAGCATGGCTGCTAGAGAGTATTTGGCTGCTATCATGCTTAGATCAGACTCTGTTAGCCATTTTGGAGTGCGTTGGAGCTGTGCTGCTTTGCGTTTACCCTGTAATGCTGCTTTAATTGATTTATTGTTTTTGTTCCATTCACGATTACGTGCATTATGATTTTCTAAATCTTTTTCACGATTTTTTCTATGAATAGCATATCGTTTTTCTGGATTGGCCAACGCCCAAGCTTTAGCCCGTTCTTTAGCTAATTCTTTATTACGTTCATACCACTCTTTGGCTAAACGTTTTTGGTTTTCTTTATCTCTTGCCATACATATAATAATGCAAAAAAGGCAGCCTTTTGGGCCACCTTTTTTGACTTTTACAACTTTTTGTTAAAGCTGATTACAAGCCTGCTGTACCATAAATGTTACGAGCATCGTGCCATCCAGTTGCGTAACGCTCAGTTGCTTTATAACGCATGGAGTCAGTTTCGAAGTCTCCCTCCATAGATTTCTCCATTGGACGACGCATTACGAGCATCAAGCCATTCTCAGCATCAGTCTGAACCCACCAAGCTTTGCTAGAGGACAAACGTGTAACCACGTGTGTACCTTTTGGCAACATGCCTGTTGATTTGATTGGGTTCAAATCATTGTCAGCTGTACCAGAACGGAGAACAGACTTCAGAATTACTTCTGCCTGGAACTCGAGTGCTGGTGGAACAACTAACTGCTCAGCCTTCAAACGGATACGCTTACCGTTGTTGTCAACTGCTGAACGGATCTGAATGAGCATTTGCTCAACAGAAGTTTGGCTCAAAGCTGCAGCTGTTGAGAGCTGGTTGCTGTAAGTTGCACCGTTAGCGATTGGGTGTGCTGTGCTGATCAATGTAACGCCATCGCCACCTGTGTAGCCAGCTGTGAACGCAAAGTTCAACAAGTTAGCGCACAATGTTTCTTTGGTTTCAATCATAGATTGAGCCAAGTGCTTAGCGAATGTGCTACCGATACGGATGTGATCGCCGTCTTCCATCAAAACTTTGGTCAAAGCGTATGCCAAGCCATAGATTTGGTAGATGAAACGGGTGATGTACAAAGTACCACCTTGATCGTAGCTAACTGGAGTGCCGTCAGGCATTGCAGGAGCTGCGTTCATACCGAAGAGCATTACTTCTTCATGGTAGTTACGTGGGATACCTTGGATCTGTTCTACGAAACCTTTCCACTCGTCAGAGCGTTGTTCGTATACACCATCAAAGACTTCGTTGATAATCGGTTCGACTACCGCACGAAAGTCGGTACTGCGCATTGGGGTTGCCATGTTTTAGTCCTTTCTTTCGTTAATTAAACCGAGATCGACGGAGCGACGATTTGGCTGTTAGCAACTTGAACTTGAACGATTGTAAAAGTGTCACCCCAGGCGTTTGTTTGGCCTGTTGGGTAAGCTACTTCACGTCCGAGTCCGACCACTTTAACTTGACCTTGAGCGCCGAGAGCTACAGATGTAGCTGCCAAAGCTGTTGTCGAGAAACCAGCGCCACCGTTACCGATAGAATAACCGGCTGCAGCATTGTTAGTTGCGTCAAAGTTGTACTCTTGACCGATTGCTGTTGGGAGAACAGAACCGTTTACTTGAGCTTCATAAATCATAGCTGGATCTGTAAAGAGCCAGAAAATGATTTGTGTAGAAGCATCTAATGTTGCTTTAGATGCCCATTTAGCTACTGAACGACGACCTTGTGAGTCTGTGAACTCAACGCCATCGAACACGCCGAACATACGGCCTGTAGCTGCTAAAGTAGGAGCAGGGATTAATTGACCAGATGTGTTAATAGCAACTGGTTGATATTGGTAAAAAGCCTGACCTGTTGTGAGACCGTATGGTGCATTGTATGTGTTGTCAGTAGCAGCTTGGAAGCTGTTTGTGCCAACAAATTGAGTTGCGCGATCTAAACCACTTGGGTGGTAAGCTGGCTTCATACCAAAAGGTTGGAATGTCGTAGACATCTATTTTATCCTTTGTGTTTTTGAAGAATGTTAAGAGAAACGAATGTTTTTGTTATTCGCTTTTGCGGTTTCCTTTTCCATTTCCAAAAGCCCGCCTTCCAAGACTGACCGTCCGCCCTTATTACCCTGCGCAGTATCACGAACATTAGCCGTAATATTACGTTGGTGCTCGAGGGGATCCTCGAGATGGAGCATGCGCATCACTTCTTGGTAAACGTCCTCTGGTAACTTAAAGAGAACCATTTCGTTACAACTAACACAGCCTTCAAACTTGCCCGAGCTCATCTTGCCTAGTCCTTCAAAGCCTTTTCCTAATTCTCCGGCTTTAACTGGCTCATAACCCAACGCCATACGTTTGTCG